TTAGGCAGTTCCACCGTTCCGCTTTTCCCTGATCTTTTCACGGAACTTCGCTCCCAATCCTGAGGACATCGTCGATGTGCCGAGGTTCATCGCCCGGTCCAGATCCTCACGATACCAGAACTTCCGTCGCGTGCTGTCAACGATGCGCGGGTTCGGATAGATCGTTCCGACGCGCTCGAGGAAATCTTCGACATGCTTTTCCCCGCAATACCCGGCAGCCATGTCGGCGGACATGCGGGGGGGCCAACTGCCTGGGGGAACGACGGATTGGCGACGCTCTCTCATCTTTCGCCTCTCTTCGCCGCTTCCCGCTCATTTGCGATCGCCGTCCCGATCGCCAACAGGACTTCGATATGGGTCATCGGCCGAGGCGGACCGGCTATAGCCTTTGCTGCCGTGCGGATCTCCTCGGGAAGAGCGTAGTATTCGCGCGTGGCGGGGGTGGCGTTGGTGAGGTCTGGTATAACTGTCATGGCGCAAAATACGATTTAGGTTGGATATCGGCAGCGAGGTACAGCGGATGACCTGGCTGGCCGTCTGCTGTGACTTTCAGCGCGACGAGGTCGAAGAATTCGAGCCGTTCGGCGACCTGACGACCGCGGTCATGAAGAGCTCCGTGTGTCCCCCACGCGCAAACGATCTTACGGGCGCTCTTTGCAATCGCAAGAATGTGCTGATCGTTGTCGGGCCCGATCGGGTCGGGATGGTCATACAGGGCCTTCGGGGCGGTGGAGCGAAGGGCAAAGAGGTTGCCAACGATCAAGCCGCCGAAGCCCCAATATCTCGCGAAGCCGATGCACCGGCGGATCGTCGGATCATCTCGGCTGGCATCAGCCGTGGATGGGTTCAGCATAAGGAAGGCGACGTTTGGCTTTTCGCCGTCCCATTGCCGCTCAAGGCGGTAACGGTAGGCTCCGCATTCGGAACTGATAGCCGACGACTTCGTCTCGATTGCGAACATGTCGAGCGTGTCGGTGCTCATACCTCGTCCCTCGACCGGAGCGCGCCGGCGTCGGCCAACGTCTGATTGATAATAGCAGTTGCGAATGGCGTCGCATCCTCGCCCATGTCCGACCAGAGACCGTGAATGGTAAGGGCGAGAACATGCGGGTTGATGCGGGCGGCGCGCCAGAACCGCTCTTCGCTCATGCCGTGCTGGCGGCGGTGCTCGTCCGGATGAAGAGGCAGAACCCAGCGGTCGGAAACCTTGCTGCCTTTGCCACGACCGTAATGACCAAATCGGGGAGCCGCGCAAGACAGGTGCGCAGCCTCGACGCCGTAGCGGCCTGATACGCAGCACGGCAGCTCGTGGATGAACGCGAGGTAATCTTTGTTCTTCGTCGGCTTCCGCTTTGGTGTCGGATCGGGACGAACGGAGTTGGCGATGCGGTAGGCCATCACGCGGTCCCCCCGTTGAGTGGAACCTTACTGAACGCGGTTGGTTGAAACCGCGATGCGAAAGGACTCCGACAATGATCGATCCCAAAGACCACAAGAACCGGCAGACGACGACGCCTCCGGATATGGACTTCGAACCGGTGCCATTGCCAGACCAGGCGGACGAGTCTGGTAGCGAGGGCGCCGATGTGCCGCCGGCGCGAAGCGGCCAGTCCGAAAAGCGAGAGAACCCGACGGAAGGTGCTGGCAAGGACAACCCCGTTCATCACACTGGCCGGGTCCCGCCGAAGGTGACCAAGGATCAAGTCTAAGACGCTCATGCTGCGGCTCCCGCGTTTCGTTGCGTGGTGCCGAGCTCGACTCCGATTAGATCGTCGAGGAAGTCGAGAACGGCCGTCTTGCTCTCCTGAAAGTCCTGCTTGCCCATGGCCTTCATGGATTGGCTCTTGGCGACGTATCGCGTGACGGTCGCCTCCTTCACGTCGACGACAGAGAAGGCGTCGATCGGACGGATGAAAGCGGCGAGGCGCATCGCCTCGGCCTTCGTGCTGCAGACGATCGTATGAGCATCGCAGTAGCCGGTCCGGATCAGCGCATAGGCCCTGAGGTGCTCGGCGGACTCGGCGAAGGGCAGGCCGGATACTGTTCCGGCAGATTGCGCCAGGCATCGTTCACGGCGGCGAAAAAGTGCCGGTGAGAATTCATGCTCCGGTCGTTGTGCTCGGCGAGGGTATAGAACTCGCCGACCACGTAACGCTTGTCGCATTCGCGGGCCCAATGCCGGTTCGCCGGCTGGAAGGCCTCGCCGTTCCACTGCAAGAGGACCGGGCCGCTCATGTCAGCCCGCCATCAGCGGATGGCTGCGGAGCTCGGCATCAGACGGGCCTTTTGCCGCCGGCCGCGCAATTGCGGCTTCAAGCCGCCTCTTCAGTTCGAGCGCATCGCCCGGATGCTTCGACCAGAACATTTTCAGCGGCTCGCGGTTGGCGTCCCGCCATTTCGCTACTTTTGCCGGCGGCTCCTTTTCGATGAACTCGCAAGCCCGGTCGAAGAATTCGCCGACGGGCACATTTTCAAGCGCCCAATTGTCGCCCCAGGTGATCGTGATGGAATTGGAGGCGCCGACGGCTTTGAGGCGGTTTTCCTCGCGCTCGTGCTCGACAATCTCGGACGCGGTCAAGTCGATGATCTTCGCCCGATCCATTTCCGCTTCGTCATAGAGACCGGTGAACTGCTCCGGCCAGCCGGCGCGCAACGCCTGCATCTCGGCGCACTTGGCGATCATGAGGCGGGGCATCCGGCACCAGTTGCCGGAGTCATCCAGCGTCTGCTTGCCGGTCCTGTAGTTTTTGCCGGTCTTTTCGTTCTCCGCCCATTCATCTTTGATCGGGGCGAACTCCTCCCAATACGACTGGCCGGCGACCTCGTACCATTCGCCAGACTTTGGGTCCTGCTTCCAGAGATAGACGGTGGCGGATACGATGCCCTGGGGGTTGAGCGGGCTCTTGAGCGAGGCGTCGAGCTCATACGTGGCTGGCTTGCTCGCCGGCCGGTAGTCACCGCAGCGCTGCGCAATGACGCGCTGGCCGTCGCGGCTGATGATGATCGTCATCTTCCGCTTGTTGGCGTTGTTCTTGGAGAAGACCATCGGAATGATCTGGCCGAGGAACGGATCGAGGCCCTTTGCCCGGGCAACCTCCATGAAGAGGTTGAACTCTTCGGCGTTGCAGTCTTTGGCGACGGTCTGCTGAACCAGCGCGATCTGGCGCGGCGACAGGTCGAATTTCGTGATGGCGTTCATGGATTACTTCCTCCGGACGGAAAGAGAGATGCTGCCGTTGTCGAGGTTGGCGCCGGGCACTTGCTCGCCGGCTTTGATCGCGGCGGCTAAGGCCTTCTTGTCCAGCTTCGGCGCGGGGCACTCCTGCTCGACGAAGAACCGGGAAGGGATGTCCGCTTCGCTGTTGACGATCAGGCCGGGCGCGCGCTTCGTGAGCGACAGGGTGGCTGTAGGCAGCTTTAGCGAGGTTTGATCGGTGGCGAGCATCGCCTGTTCGATCAGAGCCCGAACGCGCTCGGCGCGTCGCTCGATCGACTTGCGGCGGGTCTCGAATTCCTCTTCCTTGGCTTTCAAGCCGGTGATGAGGACGTCGCACTCGTCGATCTGGGCGACGGCAGCTTCGATAGCCTCGAGGAGGTTGGTTTCGCCCTCGATCGCGTCAGCGACCAGTTCGGCGTCATCGTCAACGCCTTGGTCGCGAAGGCTGGACAGAAGCGACTTTGCCGCCTCGGTCTGGCGATGAAGGTTGTAGTCAAGGTCGGGCATGGCCATCAGACATTCCTTTCGGCGACGATTGCTTTGTGCACCTGTTCCGTCCGCCAAAGGCCCGCGGCGAAAATGCCGAGGAGGAGGGCGATCAGGATCAGGCACATGGCGGTTGCGGTGGTGGCGCGGTTCAGGTTGGCGACCGCGTCCAGATCGATGTTGCGCGCCGGCGGGAGGTCGCAGTGACCGCACTCGCAGTATCGATCTGCCGGTGAGCAGGCGTAGGCGATGGGGATGGCGGCTTTCGCCTTCGGAATGAGGGTGTTGATGTGCGCCATCATGCAGCCCTCCGGTCACGCTCTGACATCAAGTCTGCGTAGCGCTGGTGGATACTGTCGACCGTGAGGCATTGAGACTCGAAGCCGTAGATCTCGGTAACTTTATTTCGCACCGAGGAAAGGATTGCGGCCTCATCGTCGGTGAGCATGCGGGTAGGCCAACCCTTCACGTAGAGCATGGGTTTGGTGATCTGCCCTTCGATGTCCTTCCGTAGAATGGCCCGGTGCCTTGCCAGAGCCAGCGCTTCCCTCATTTCCTCTGAGAGGAGTTGTGGAGCGATGTCGCCAAGCCACCTGGATCCTTGGAACGCGAAGCTGCTGTCGATCTCCAGCTGGACCATGCGGCGATAGAGGGGCCGCGCCTCCTCTTGTGCCGAAGCTGCCTTGAGATCATCGATGTTCGACATGATGCAATAGCGGCACGAAACGCGGCTCATGCCGAATGTCGCGTAGGCCATGTGAGCCGAAAGGCCGCGATGCGCGATGTAGGAAAACACCTCCGCAACGCTCCAGTCCGAGATCGGGCGCCAGTTGATGATCCCGTCACCGTCGCGATCGGCAATCGATCCCTTGGCGCGCGCTGCGCTTTCCTGCCGGCGGACGCCGGTGACATTGACGACCTGCATGCCTTTGAAGCGGCGCCTTAGCTCGGCGCGGATGATATGCGTCTTCAGTTCGGATGTGCAGAAGCGAAGCGAGGGCGTCGACCAGCACGGCACCAGCGTCACAGTGCTGAGCTCCGCGTAACGCTGCTTGCTGGACGCCCAGCGGGCCTCCCAGCGCTCCATTAGATCGCCGGCCTTGCGGCGGACGACGATGAGCTCGGCGCCGAGATGTTCGGCAAGGCGCTCGCAGGTAGGCAGTGAATCGTTCCACTCGACCGATCCTAGATCGCTATGGATCAGAGCACGCGGGCTACATGCCCCTTCGCGTCGAGGTAGGCGAATGTGGCCAGCGCTGCTGCTTGGCTATCCTTTCCGCCGGATACGCCAATAGCCACCGCAGCATTCTGTTTAACCGCGTGATCAACCTCGACGGTCGACGCAACGGAAATCTCCACCATCACGCGACCCTCCGGGCAGCAGCCGCGGCTTGCTCGCGGGAATACTCGCAGACCTGCATGTATCCGCTGATCATGTCAGAGAGGGCGCCCAGCTTCTCCGCGGAGAGCTTGATGACGAACACGTCGAAGTCGTTGTTGAAGCGCTTCCAAGCCGTGTCGCCGCTCGGGCCCGGCGTAATGATGCCCGCCTTCTCAAGCTCCCACCTGCTGGTGTTCGAGAGGAAGAAAGCGAAGTCGCGGAGCTGTGATGCCGTGATCATGCCGCGTTCCTCTCGCTCGAGACGGTTTCGGAGAGGAAGAAGTCAGGGAAGGTCGAATAGCGTTCGAAGCGCTCGACGGTCGTGCGGGGGAAGGAGCGGGCCTCTTCGTAGGCTTCGTCTTCGCAACGGAACTGCAGAGCGTCGTCGACTTCGTAGGAGAAGAAGCCTTCGACCGTCAGGACGCGGCCTACCTCGTCCTCAATCCTGTATCGGGTAACCATCGTGCCCATCGTTTCATCTCCCGGCGTGGCCGTGTGTTGATGAATTGAACGTACAATATGTACGATACGATGGCAAGCCAATTATGTACGTTTTGTACGATAGCTGAGTTCGCGTAGAATCAAGGGGGAAGGGCTCGGCGCGAACGCGCGGCTAGTAGTCGCGCATCCCAAGTACCTTCGGATGCCGAAAGATGTCAGCTTGGTGGAGGTGGACGAGGGCTTATTTTGCCTTTTCACACCAATACCGAACGGTTACGCCCGGTTGGGATTGGAAGAGTTGAGCGGCAATCGCACAGTTCTCTTTGTTGTATCCATCATCGGCGCCGTCAGGTGCATTGAATGAAGCTATGTAGACGCGCATAGAGCCGTCTAAAGCCGACGACCTGAAGAGGGAATAAGAGTCGTCGTTGGACCAGCACGACGACAGGAGCGAGAGACACAGGACGGTCGCGATGGCCTTCATTCACCGCTTCTCAGAACATAGTGAACAGTGTCAACTTCGTTGCCATTAAAGCGGATCTGCTTTGCCGGGTTAAATTGCTCGAGGATCAGTTCGCTTTGAGTATGGCGGACCAGTTTCTTGATGAACGCTAGTTTTGGTCCATGCTCTTCGCGGTGAATCTGGGCAACGACGTAGTCGCCTTTTACCGGCCGCCGTCGCGGATTTACATAAACGGTCTCGCCGTCCTCGTAGCGCGGCCACATGCTCTCTCCAACAACCTGGACGCCGTAGGCTTCCGGGATACCGCTTAAGCTGGGCGGGGCGAAGATATCGTCAAGTCTATTCCCGTTCAGTTCAAATTCTCCATAGTCGCCGCCGACGGCGGCGCCATATAGCGGTATCTTGGAACCCTTCTGTGCCATCTCGCCGGTTACTATTGCGTTAGCCGGTTCACGCGGCTGCTTCGGGGCGACACTATCAAGGTTGTCGCCTTCGCCGTAGAGTATCCAACCTGCATCGACCCCGAAAAGCCTAGCATACTTCTCCGCAGCCTTGCGCGAGATGTCGCGATTGCCGTTTTCGTTGCTGATGAGGGTGTTGACGTTGATTTCACGCGGATGCGCGCGCGCAGCCTCGGTCGGCGTCGCATAGCCGGCGGCCTGTCTTGCTTGCCTCAATCTGTCTTTCGGACTTTCCATTCGTACATTATGGCTGTTTTCTTTCGTGCAATGTGTACGATTTGGGCTTGCATCGGCGCCGTACGTTTTGTACGTTATCGGCATGAGCAACGCACCCACTTCCATTTCTGACCTGATCAACAAGTGGCCGACCATAGGTGATTTCGCCGATGAGGTCGGCTGCGGATACGAGGCGGCACGTCAGATGCGCCTGCGTGAAAGCATCAACCCAAAGTATTGGGAGAGTGTCGTTGCCGCGAGCCAGAGGCGGAAGATCAAAGGCGTGACGTTCAAATGGTTGGCCTCGCAGAGGGCTGCGAAGGAGAGGGCATCAGCATGACCTCCGACGCCCAAATACGAGCTTTCATCGACCGCATCCTTCGCCTGAAGGAAGAGCAGGACACAATCGGCGAGGACATCCGCGACATTTACGCGGAAGCAAAATCCACGGGCTTCGACAAGACCGCTATGGGCAACGTCGTCGCTCATCTGCGCAAGGTCGCGAAGAAGGGTTCCGACACCGTCGCGGAGCAGGGCGCCATCTTCGATTTGTACCTGTGCGCCTACGAGGGCAAATCCCCTCATGCGCCTGCGCCCGCCCGCGTACGAGAAAACATTGAACAATTTGACCCCACCACGGGCGAGATCATCGAGGCGGATGTCAGCGCCAAACTCGTCGAGACGATTGCTACCGGCGTGCAGACGGAAGTCGGCCGCGCGGCTCTGATCGCCGCCGTCGACATCATGATCGAGCGTGAAGAACAAGAGATCGCAACGAGCGCAGGAGGCGAAAGTGAAGAAGTAGCCAAAAACGCCGTCGCAAGCGCGTCTGGCCCGGACGAAAAACGGGCAACCAATTCGCCTGAACAGGCACCGGAATTCCTGACGAAAACCGAGGAGGAAGCGGAGGCCAAAGGCGCCGCGACCGTTGATACGGTGAGTAGGGCCAATGAGGAGAGCGACCGTCAGCGTGCCTCGGGAGCCGGACCGGCTGACGGTCGCCAGCATGGTGGCGGAGACCCTATGGCTGCGGCCGGGGACCATGCGCCTTCTTTCATTGCCAAGCCGAAATACGTCCTCCGGCCCAACTGCCGGAACCCAGAAGCGTGCGGCGGCTATGGCGAGAACCATTGCCATCCTTGCCAGAAGGCTATGCGCGAGCAGGCGGAGGAAGTCGCATGAGCGAGTACCTCCGACCATCCAAATCGGAAGACGCGGCAGCTCAAAGAAGCATTGAGGGCAGGGTGGATTTCCATCGCGCCCAGGTGAGCCGCGCCGCTTCGTCCAATCCAAGTTCAGATCAGAAGAGGGCTGCATGATGACGAATACCTTGCTTGTCTGTGGTGCTTCCATCGGCCTCGCCGTCATCGGCGCGAAGATCTTCAACGCGGCCTGCGACAGGATCGGGCGGCTCGTTGCCGAGCGCCGCGACCTGATCGCTGAAAACAAATTCCTGAAAATGACTGATGACGAACTGGCCGCCGTGATCCTGGCGGACGTTCGTGACGGTCGTTTCTGAAAACGAACTGGCCGGTTTCCTCCCCCGGCTAGAGCGGCTGGTCCTGGTCCTCCTCCCTCGGGACCAGCCGCAACACATGCACCCTGATCCGCTTGTTCGCCAAGTTCATCACCACGGCTCGAACAGCGTCACCCAGGGGAATAGGGGCCGGCGACGACGAGGTCACGTCGCCGGCAGTAGGGGCAGCTGCGGCGGAGCCCCTACGAAACGGAAAGACCTGGGAGGGACCGGCAGCCGTTGGCGCGGCGCCGTCCTCTCCATCGGAAGTAATGCCTGTGCGCATCGCGCTTCTCCTTAGACCCGAGAAGAGATCGCACAGGAGTTGTCGGAAATGTCCGAGAAGTCGTCGGAGAAATCAGAAATGTCCACGATCGCATTTTGTCAGCACGCACTGCGGAGGGAGATAGCACCTCCGTCTGTCGGCAGCGTCCAGACACGCATCGCAACGGCAGCCCGTTCTCTAGGCTGGTCTTACACGCGCACCAGAGACGCTTGGTACGCCGATCCCCGAATTTCCATCAGGCCTGAAGAGCTGTTCCGCGTCGAAGCGGTGAGCGGGCTTATCTACCAGGCACGGCAGGAGGTGCGGAAGAATGACGATGCAATCGCAAGGGCCACAGCCCTCCTTGGTGGCGAGGATGCGCATCTCGTTCGCTCGATCGTTGCTGCGGTTCGCTCGGCGCTTGGCATTCGCAATCGCGCCTGAGCTGAGGGAAGAAGAGGGGGATCGCAATGTTCAGGACTGACCTTTTCAGCGAGACTAGCACCGGCGCTTTGATGGCCTCCGCCTATGTCGGCGCGCCCCTTATCGTCGATAGCTTCGCCGGCGGCGGTGGAGCCTCGACCGGCATTGAGATGGCGCTCGGCCGCTCGCCGGACATCGCCATCAACCACAACCCTGATGCGCTGGCGCTCCACGGGGCCAATCATCCAGAGACGCACCACCTCTCCGAGAACGTCTATCGCGTCGATCCTCTCGACCACCTCAAGGGCAAGCACATCGGCCTCGCCTGGTTCTCCCCGGACTGCAAGCATTTCTCCAAGGCCAAAGGCGGCAAGCCCGTGGAGCGCAACATCCGCGATCTTTGCTGGATCATTCCTGGCTGGATCGAGCGCATCCAGAAGAGTGGCGGCCGCGTCGATGTCGTCATCATGGAGAACGTCGAGGAGTTCAAAGATTACGGTCCGCTGGTCGCGACCGATCGCGGGCTGATGCCTGACCCTGAGCGACGCGGCGAGAACTTCGAGAAATGGTGCAAGAAGCTGCGGCGGCTCGGCGGCAAGATCGAGTTTCGCGAGCTGCGTGCCTGCGACTATGGCGCTCCTACGATCCGCAAGCGGCTGTTCGTGATCATTCGGTTCGACGGCAAGCCGATTGCCTGGCCTGAGCCCACTCACGGTAAGCCTGAGGACCCGGATGTGATTTCCGGCAGGAAGCTGCCGTGGCGCACCGCAGCTGAATGCATTGACTGGTCTCTGCCTTGCCCCTCGATCTTCGATACTTCGGCAGAGATCTGGGCGAAGCACCAGCTACGCGCGGTGCGACCGCTCGCGGATGCAACGATGGCCCGCGTGGCCCGCGGCATGAGGCGCTATGTGCTTGATGCGGAGCGTCCGTTCTTGGTCAGTATCGCGCACGGCGATAGCGGGGGTCGCAGGGAGTATCCCATTGACGAACCGCACGGCGTCGTCACCGCAGGAGGTATCAGCCATGCCGTCGTTGCCCCCTCGGTGATCCGCTTCAACACCGGCGCGACCGGACAGGATATGCGCGATCCGCTGTCAACGGTGACGGCGAACAGCTTTATCAAGCGGCCGGGTGGCGCAGCGCCTTTGGGCATCATTGCGCCGGTTCTGACCGCTGCTCAGCAAGGCGGCTCCGTCCGCTCGGTGGCGGATCCGCACCACACCATTACTGCCAGCAGCAAGGATCAGAATTCCGTCATCGTGCCGACGCTGGTGGGTTGTGGCGGCCGGGCAGGGCAAAGCCGTCCACGTGCTGGCGACGAGCCTTTCGGAACGATCACGGCCAAGGCGGATGGCTGCGTTGCGGTCGCCTTCCTTGCGCAAAACAACTATCTTGAGCCTGGCCATGATGCGTGCGAACCACTGTCGACGATCGTCGGCAGGGGCAGCACGCAGAGCCCAATAGTTGCTTTCATGGCCCAACACAATGGGGATCCGCGCCCCGATGGTAGCGAGACCGCTCGTCCGGGCCGTGCGGCGGATGAACCGTTGGCGACCATCACCCAATCGGGAAGCCAACAGAGCCTCGTCAGCGCCTTCGTCGCTCGCCAGTTTGGCAGATCAACCGGGCACGCCGCCAACGAGCCGGCCGCGACGGTGATGGCGGACAACTGCGGAGGCAAGTCGCAACTCGTAACGCCGTTCCTGTCCGCCTACTACGGCTCCGACCAGGACACGCCGGAAACTGAGCCCTTCCATACGATAACGACAAAGCCGCGCTTCAGTCATGTTGAAGCGGGCATTGCGGCGCCGCCTTTCACCGAGGCGCAGGCCGATCGTGCGCGCCAGGTCGCTCGCTTCATGCGCGCGCACGGATTCTGGGACGATCGCGAGTTCGTGACAGTCGAGATCTCGGGCGAGACCTTCGTAATCGTCGATATCGGGATGCGGATGCTGACACCGCGCGAACTCTTCAATGCACAGGGGTTCCCGTCCGACTACGTCATTGATGGTGCTTGGAACTATCAAGCAGACGGGGCCGGCCCAGTCTGGCGCGAATTCTCGAAGTCGGTTCAGGTCTCCTGTGTCGGCAACTCTGTCTCGCCGCCGGTCGCCTGTGCGCTGGTCTCGTCAAACTGCAGCCACCTCGCCGAATTTCGGGAGGCGGCAGAATGACCGAAGCTGAACTCCTCCGCGAAGAGATCGCCGAACTCGAAGCTCAGATCTTCCGCATCAAGGGCAGCATGAACCGGGCCGACAACGGCGTGAAGCTGCAGAAACTCGCGGTGATCACTCGACTGCGTGACCGGTGCAAGCAGTCTCTGGTTGCCCTCGAAAAGCACGGGGAGGCGGCATGACGGTTGAAACCCGCTCCATCCTCGATGGCCGTTGCACCATTTATGTCGGTGACTGCATCGAGGCCATGCGCCGCATGCCATCCGGTTCGGTCGACTGTGTCGTCACCAGCCCGCCGTACTGGGGTCTGCGGGATTATGGCGTCGAAGGGCAGATTGGCCTCGAGCGCACACTCGGCGAGCACCTGGACGTCATGGTCTGCGTCTTCCGCGAGATCCGGCGCATTCTCAAAGCGCACGGAACCGTCTGGGTCAACTATGGCGACTGCTATGCGGCGACCCCGAACGGGAAGAGCGCAGAGGCCTACAAGGCTGACGGCAGTGATGATCGAACCTTTCGGGACAAGCCGTTCTCCACGGTCGGACCGGTCTATGATCCGAAGCACTCGAAGGCGCGTGGGGCTTTCTCGTCTGGCGATCGCCAATCGCACTTCGAGAGCGGCGGTCGTGTAGTCGCTGGTGGGTTCATGAAGCCCAAGGATCTCTGCATGATCCCGAACCGTCTTGCGATCGCTCTGCAGGATGACGGTTGGTGGGTCCGTTCCGAGATCATCTGGAACAAGACGAACCCAAAGCCCGAATCCGTCGACGACCGACCCGCCGCCGTGCATGAGAAGGTCTGGCTCCTTACTAAGAGCGAGAAATACTTCTTTGACCCGGAGGCGCTGAAAGAGCCGACGACAGGCAATGCGCACGCTCGCCGGAAGGATGGCCAGTACAAGCCCGCCAAGGGCAATGCTCCAGGCCAGAACCGCGCTGGCACTTGGGTCGAAACCTATACCACCCCCGACATGCGGAATGGCCGCAACGTCTGGACGTTCAACATTGAGGGCTGCCGCGAAGCGCACTTTGCCACGTTCCCGCGCGAATTGGCGCGGCGGTGCCTCTCTGCCGGATCTCCCAAGACCGTTTGCGGTTGTTGCGGTGCGGCCAGCGGCTGCGGCCCCATCTGCGAGACCTTCGACCGAACCTCTGGTCTGGTCTTCGACCCATTTGGAGGTTCCGGCACGGTCGGCCTCGTCGCCGAGCAGCTCGGCCTACGCAGCATCCTGATCGAACTCAATCCCGAATATGCCGACATCGCCGTCCGGCGCATCGAGGGCGCTCAGAAACCGAAGGACGAGGCTGCATGACAAGCTTAGTTGCTCATTCTCTGCGGGACCTCCTCGCCAGGCACCTCGTCCGGGCCTACGTCGGGCTCTGGCTCTTCGATCGGTGGCTCCGGCAGATCTGGCGGCACATCCGGCGGCATGTCTGGCGGGAATTCAGGGTCATTGGGTCTCGGGATCGGCTTGGTAGGCATTCAGACCTCCTCTTTGATCGCGCAACCGATGCTGAGCTGTGTTTGTTCCACGAGCCGGGAGGTGTGGCGTGACCTTCCTGGAAGCCTACGCCAAGTTTGGGCCCGACACGATGGCGATCGCCGAGGCCTTGGACATCAAGGAACACGAGGCCGACACCCTTATCAATATGAAGATGAACCGCGATCGGCTGGGCCCGACGGTATGCCAGATGGCGGCTCTGAACGCTCCCCGTAAGCCCGTTCGTTTCGCCGGCTACGACGAGACAGAAAAGTCGTGGTGGTAGAATGAGCCGGTGGATTCGCGTCCAGACCTCAATCTTCGATCACGAGGTGTTCGCCGCTGAGCCGTTCAGCGAGCGAGAGGCCTGGCTGTGGCTCATCTCCAAAGCGGCATGGAAGGACACCGTGCATCGCATCGGCGCGTCTGTCATGCCCGTCCCTGCAGGAAGCCTTTTCGTGACCATCCGCGAGATGCAGGCGGCATGGAAATGGACCTCGACGCGGCGCGTTCACCAGTTCCTTGAGCTGCTTTCCAGCCAGAACATGATTGAAACATCTTCTGAAACAGGGAAGACGCTCGTAACTGTCTGTAATTACAGCAAATATCAAAACGCTGAAACACATTCTGAAACAACGGAAGGTGCTGAAGCGAAACAAAAACGAAACACAAAAGACACCAGTACACCAGACACCAACATATCCTCACTCCGTTCGGATGTTTGCCCGGAGGCGGAAAAATCCGCTCCGGCCTCGCCGACGGTGATCGAGCTTCCGACTGTCAATGGCGACATGGTTTCGATTTCCGAGGCGGACGTTGCCGAGTGGTCCGAGGCTTTCCCTGCCGTGAACGTTCGCCAACAGCTGGCGGCAATGCGTTCGTGGCTCAACGCAAATCCCAAGAACCGCAAGACCAGCAAGGGCATGAAACGCTTCGTCGTTTCCTGGCTGACCCGTGACCAGGACCGCGGAGGAGGGCGCCAGCATCCGCAGGCCCAAGCGCCGCCACGGCCGCAAAGCCCTTCCATGCAACGCCATCACGACATCCACGCAAGGCTGAAACGAGAACTCTACGGTGAACCAGATGAACAATTTGCCGGCCAAACTGTCGACCTTGCAGCAGGAGATTTCCGCTCTCACTGAGCAGCTTGCCCCGGCCGGCGCCGACGAAATCGGCCAGTGCATCGAAGGCCTCATGAGCGGCGGGATGCGGATCTCCGAAACGATCACTGCTGCAAACCCAGTCGAAGAATACCGCCTGTCCCTTCGCAACGTGCCGGTCTACGGACTGCGCCGGGCCTACGTGAAGCTGAAGCGCGGCGAATACGAAAACATCAACAAGGCTTTCATTCCGCTGCCGGCGGAGCTTGCAGCCATGGCCAACGCTGAATGCCGTCTCCTCCGCGAGGACCGGATACGCAAGCAGGAAACGCTCAGGGCGATCGAGGACTCGGTCAGCCGAACGGTGGCCAGCTCACATGGGCTTATGGATCTACGCGTCACCCAGCGTGAGCGCGCCATCGCACTAGCGGAGAAGGGCTTCGTCAGGGTTGCCGAAGGTGTAGACCATCTGGAATTCGCCCAGCTAGCCAAGTCTCGGGAGTTGCCGGCCGGCTCCGTCCACCTGTGGGCAATCGACGAGGTTTGGTCGACGATCGCCGTCCGCGTGAACCGCAGCAGGATCCAGACAAAGCTGAACGTCCAGCCGACGCCGGTATCGCCGGAGCGCGCCGACGAGCTCGCCCGAATGCTGGCTCTCCCCGATGCCAGCCAGGTCTCCGCCGAGCAGATGGCCTATCGCGGCAAGGTCAAGGCCGAGATCGAAGCCGCAGAGCCGGCGGAAGAGGAGCGCGCGGCATGACCATTCAGCACCGCACCGTCGACATCGAGGCCGCCTCGAAGCTCTGGAAGGACGACTTGTCCGCTTCGCAGATCGCAAAACGCTTCGGTGTCTCTCGAAACGTAATCGTCGGGATCGCATTTCGAAATCGCGCGTTTTTCCCGGAGAAACAACGATCTAAGAGTACCAGGCCCCACAAGGCCGCACCAGCTCCGAGGAAGGTGGAAACGCGCAAACCGTACACTCCTCACGAGAGAGAACCGGTCCCGGTCAACGATTACGATGTGAGGCGTTTGCCATATGCGAAACGTCTAGAGGATTTGCTCCCCGGCGAGTGCAAGTGGCCCCTCAACAGCGGCGGCCCCTATCTTTTCTGTGCAGCCAAGGCTGCCGGTAAATACTGCGAACACCATCAATCCAGAGCATTAGCAAGCCAGCGCATTACGAAGAGGGGACAAGCATGAAGGGATCACGTTGGTACGCAATTCGCGTTGCGCCCGGCTATCAGCGCATGGCGGCCGTCGACGAGGGCCTGCCGGAAAGCCGGCGCATGGAATCCATCATCGAGCGAAACTGCCGCAAGGACGGCTTCGACATCTTCATGCCGTCGTTCTACACCGAGTTGAGACATCACCGGACGAAACAGATCCTCCAGAAGCGTTTTCCGTTCCTGGTCGGCTATGCCTTCGTGAACCTGCCAAGGCTGAACTTCGAAGAGCTCCGCCGGGTTGACGGCGTCGTGTGTTTCCTCCGCGGCGCAAACTACGGGCCGCTCGAGTTCCCCGACGCCACGATCGAATCCCTATATTTCGCCGAGCATGAGCGTCGGCAGGCCTTCCTCTATGAGCAGCACTGCCGGAAGGAAAACGAGCGCCACGAGCAAATCCAGCACCTTCGCGGGCAGCTCCGCAAGATCCTGCCAAAGGGCCGAAAAGCTCGCGTCTCCATGGTCGATCAGGCGGAGAGAGCTATAGATTCTCTAAGCCCGCAGATCAAAGAGCGCGTCCAGAAAATTATCAGTGAATTGAACACACTCACGGCTGATGCAGAGGTTGAAAATCTGCGCAAAGCCGTATAGGTTTCCTCTAGTGATTTGTGTGGCTGTTCAGTTGCGGACCTCTGTTGAGGGAATACTCGCCGGGCCACCGCCGAGATAGGCGGTAGAAGAAATGCGCCCGAAATCCTGGCAGCGCATACCCCGAATGGACGAGTTGTCCAGAAAACCCCCGCGCTGTATAAAGTTAGCATAAGCGCATTTGTCGGCGCGGAAGAACTACATGCCGGCAATCGCGCATTGCTTTCGACTTGTGACCGCGGAGGCACTGGCTCAAGTTTTGAGAGCGAAAAGACAGAAGGCCGGGGCCAGGTGCTCCGGCCTTTTTGTTGCCTTCGCCCGGTAGTGCTGTTGGATAATACAGAGCGCCTGGTCGTTTACTGCGCTGGCGCAGTTGATGGTTGGGTCGACGGCGTCGCCGGGGATGGCTCGGTCGTTGTAGCCGGCGGTGTAGCTGTTTCCGTCGTCGTCTCGTTAGCCCTCGGTACCAGAAAAGCGACCGCTACGATCATGACGACGACGGCTATCGCGAGGGCAATCAGACTGTTCCGAATCATGTTGGCTCCTCAGCGTTGGTCCACCTTTGGGAATTGGAGCCCGGCGGCCGCTTTTCAATAATCACGTCGGCGTAGATCAGCCCGGTAGCTCGCCAGCCTCATAAGCTGGAGGGTCGCAGGTTCGAATCCTGTCGCCGCAACCAATCTCAGGGGTAGTGGACTGTTCTGACTTCTTCATCCAGGGCTCACCGGGCAGTTATTGCTCAGTATGCACTGTGAAACTCGGAGCGTCTTCGCCGGTCCCTTCTGCGAGGAATTCGATTAGCGCGGCAACTAAGAACTGCGCGACCTCTTTGTTTATCAGAAGATCGATAAGGCCCAAGTCAGTTTGAAGGTTTAGGCGCCCTATCAGGGGCTCTGACGAAATTGTCTGGAATTCGCAGTCCAGCAAACGGTTTTCTTCCAGCTCTGACATTTTCTCCTCCTGCCCAGAACGACACGATGCGCAGGAGTTCTGTTGATTGGCAACCAATCTCGTTTTCCGATGACTGCAAGGAGAGCGCCTATGCACTACCGCTTTGTGGAAGTGGAAGGCGGAGAAGACGACCTTGATCGTGTCGCCAACGAGTGGCGCGACAATGGCTACGAGCTTTTCCAGGCCGTCTATAAGACCACCTACCGGTGGGTGCTGATCTTCAAGCGCGAGCCCGGTCGGGCCTGAAAAATTGCGACACCATCAAAGTCATGGCTCATAGTCGGCAAGGAAGGGTTCCTGACGCCCACCGATGGGGTCCCATCCCGTCAGTAACTCCATCGTCCACGAAAGAGCCTCCAACTGCTCCTTAACATCTCCGCCCGTGTTGTCTTTCATTTCGCGATAGGCGGCTTCCATGCGCTTTAGGAACCGCTGCTGAAACGTCGGGTCGGTCTCATTCAGCGTCTGCACCAAGCAAGCAGATACCATAGCCATCCCGAGTTTAGCCCGGTGCAGATCTGATCGTTTGTCTTTGTCTTCCATGTTTGATCCCCAAGGTTAACCGATGCCCGTCCTAAAGAACGCACGGCACGAGAAGTTCGCGCAGGAACTCGCCAAAGGTAAGACGGCCGACGAGGCATATCAGCTTGCGGGGTTTAAGCCTAACCGGGGAAATGCAGCACGTTTGAATGCAAATGAAAGCATTCAAGAGCGCGTGGCCGAGATCCAAGGGAAGGGCGCTCTGAAGGCAGAGGCCACCGTCGAGCGCGTGCTGAAAGAGCTTTCCCGCATCGGCTTCTCCGACCTCCGCCGTGTGTTCGATGCGAACGGCAGGCTGCTCCGACCTGAAGAGTGGGACGACGACACAGCCGCGGCAGTCGCTTCGGTCGAAGTGGTGACCCGCAACATCGGCGACGGTGAGGTAGAGCACGTCCACAAGATTAAGGTCTGGGACAAGAACAGCGCCTTGGAGAAGCTTGCCAAGCACCTCGGTATGTTCATCGAGCGTGTCGAGCACTCGGGGAGCATGAGCCTCAATGTCTTGCCAGAGGACGCCGAACTGTGACCCATGCAGGTAGCTCGATTAACGGAGAAACAGCGAGAGGCTAATCGCCTCCTTGCCGGCCCGGCGCGCAACATCATGCTCCGCGGTGGGTCACGTTCCGGAAAGACGTTCGTTCTTTGCCGCGCCCTGATCCAGCGAGCGATAAACGCTCCGGGTTCGCGGCACGTCATATTCAGGTTTAGGTTCAACCACGCGAAGACGTCGGTCTGGTCTGATACCTTGCCAAAGGTTCTGGCCCTCTGCTTCCCGTCGGTTCGGGTGCGGTTTGACAAGACCGACTTTTATGTCGAGCTGCCGAACGGATCACAGATCTGGATAGCCGGCCTCGATGACAAGGAGCGGGTCGAGAAGATCCTCGGTCAGGAATACGCCACTCTCTATTTCAACGAGAGTAGCCAAATCCCTTGGGCATCCGTCGAAACGGCAATGTCCCGCTTGGCGCAGAAGTGCGAGCTGGCCCCAGCGATAGCGGCAGCGACAGGCAGAAGGTACCTAGCCCTCAAGGCCTACTTCTGCTGCAACCCGCCATCTAAGCTCCATTGGAGCTTCCAGATGTTCCGGGCGAAGATGAAGCCGGGCACGAAGGAGAAGCTGGCCAAGCCGGAAGACTATGCCGAGATGCAGGTGAATCCTGCCGATAACTCGGAGAACCTTCCGCCTGAGTATTTCGAGGTTCTGGCCTCCATGTCCGCAGCGAAAAGGTTGCGGTTTGAGGCCGGAGAATGGGCGAGCGAAGTCAGCGGCGCTCTATGGGCTCTTGAGGATCGCAAGGCGCCCGACGGGAAGCTGATGCCGGGCATAGACAGCCTGCGTGTCGCCAGCGCTCCTGAGATGCGGCGCATCGTCGTTTCCGTTGACCCGTCCGGTACGAGAGGCGATGGCGCGGGTGACGACATCGGCATCGTCGTCGCCGGCCTCGGCATCGATGGGCATGGCTACATTCTTGAGGACGGCACTTGCCAGTTGTCACCAGAAGGGTGGGGCAGGCGAGCGGTCGACCTCTACCATCGTCATCAGGCGCACCGGATCATCGGGGAACGGAACTTCGGCGGCGACATGGTGCGCTTCACCGTCTCGACGGCTGACAAGACCGCGCCCTTCAAGGAAGTCGTCGCCAGCCGAGGCAAAGCGGTGCGAGCTGAGCCTATCAGCGCACTGTATGAGCAGGGCAAGGTCCATCACGTGGGAGACTTCCCCGACCTTGAAGACCAGATGTGCAACTTCACGCCATCTGGATACCTCGGAGAGGGTTCACCTGACCGGGCCGACGCCCTGGTCTGGGCTCTCACCGAGTTGATGCTTGGAGGTTCGTCCTTCACGCTGACGAACGTTTAGGAGCGGACATGGCCAACATCATCGCGTTCGTCCGCGACAGCCTGACAAACATGGTCGCCAGCCTGGGCACCAGCCGGGATAAGGCAGCGGCTAACGTCTATTCGATGCCGATGCTCACCGACGAGGAGCTGCTCAACGCCTATCGGGGCGCGTGGCTCCCCAGGAAGATCGTTGATATCCCGGCATTCGACAGCATCCGCGCATGGCGCGACTGGCAGGCCAAGAAGCCGCAGATCGAAGCGATCGAGGCGGAAGAGAAGCGCCTGAACGTCATGGGCAAACTGCTGGAGACCCGCATCAAGGCGCGGCTCTGGGGCGGCGCTGCGCTCGTCATCGGTACCGGCGATCAGGACTTGACGCAGCCGCTTGACGTCGAGCGTATCGGGAAGGGCGGCCTGAAATACCTTACGGTCATGACGCGTCGGCACCTCACGGCTGGCGAGATCGATCGTGATCCGGCCTCGGAATGGTACGGGAAGCCGAAGGTCTATCAGCTGAACTCCGCCGATGGCGCCCAGGTCGAAATCCATCCTTCGCGTCTCGTCATTTTCAACGGCAGTCAGCAGCCGGACGAAGACATCGTAACTACCACTTATGCCGGTTGGGGCGACAGCGTGCTTCTGTCGGTCGTCGATGCGATCAAACAGGCCGACGGTACCGCGGCGAACATTGCCAGCCTCGTTTTCGAGGCCAAGGTCAACGTGATCCGCATTCCGGACTTCATGCAGAACCTCGGCAACGCAGAGTACCGCGCCAAGATCCTCGAGCGGTACACCCTCGCGGCGACGGCAAAGGGCATCAACGGCGACCTCCTCCTCGACAAGGAAGAGGAGTACGAGCAGAAGACGGCCAGCTTCGCCACGCTGCCCGAAGTCCTCATGTCGTTCCTGCAGATCGTCTCAGGCGCCGCGGACATTCCGGCTACCCGGCTGCTCGGACAGTCCCCGGCCGGCATGAACGCCACCGGCGAAAGCGACCTGCGCAACTATTACGATCGCCTGCAGGCGATGCAGACCGTCGAGATGACGCCGGCGATGGCGCGCCTGGACGAGTGCATCATCCGGAGCGCGCTCGGCTCGCGCGATCCGGACATCTATTACGAGTGGGCGCCACTCTGGGGCATGTCGGAGAAGGAAAAGGCCGACGTCTTCAAGACGAAGGCTGATGCGGCCCGGCAGTTGGTCGGAAGCGGTACGGGGCAGGAGATCATTCCGCGCGAGGCTGTATCCGACGCGCTGGTCAATACGTTCATAGAGGACGGATCACTGCCAGGGCTCGATGCCGCGATTGAGGAGTACGGCAAGCTCAGCGAGCAGGAGCCTGATGAGGAAGAGCGCGCTGCGGCAGCCACACAAATCGCAAACCCCGCACCAGCCGTAATCTGATATCAGGCAGGATCTACATTCTCGCGAGTTCGTTCGGGTCGACGTCCCAAGCTTCCCCTTTGTAGATGCCCCCGCTCGAATCAACGCAAACAGGGAGAATCTTCTGCTTCGACGTTCGCCCGCTCGAAAGAAGTGCTTCTCCGATGCCAGCGTACGAGTAGGAGCGGTGAGCCGTCTCGCCATCCGTGAGGCGCATTGGAAGATGGGTATCCGGGAGACCGGGAAAGCCAAAGTCCAAATTCGCCAACGTCGAGCCGTTTGATAGTTCAATGTAGATACTGCTCACTGTCACGTCTCGATGGCCAATGTTGGTGGCCTCTATTTTGGCGTGAGCCGGTCCGAGCGAGCTGCCGTAAACCGGCGTGATTGTCGACATAACAACTTTGATCTGCCGGCGATCTTTCTGTTTGGCTTCCCAGTAGTTGAAGACCGAGAGGCCTGCCCCAAACACGCTGATCGCCAGCAGTACCGCGTCCCTGACTATTTCAAAAGTGGTCATTGATTCCCCCAGAAGTTGCGCTCGTACGAGGCATTACCATGAAATTCACAGACCTTGCACCGATCGCGGGCACGCGTCGGACCGCGGACGGCTACCTGGTCGCCGATGTCCGCACCGCGCGCACCGGCATTCAGCTCTACGCCGGCCATGAGCTCGGCAAGCCGGAAATGTCGGTCGTGAAGGTCTACCGGCCCGAGGATCAGGTCTTCGACAAGGCCAGCCTCGGCAGCTACGCGCATAAGCCGGTGACGAACGATCATCCGGACGAGGCGGTGACGGCCGATAATTGGAAAGCGCTTTCCGTGGGCCAGATTGGCGATGAGGTCGCCCGCGATGGTGAATTTGTCCGGATCCCGCTCATCGTTATGGACGGTGCCACTATCAGCGAGATCGAGGGCGGCAAGCGCGAGCTCTCCGCCGGTTACACCTGCGATCTCGCTTGGGAGCCGGGCACCACGCCAGCGGGCGACAAGTACGACGCCATCCAGAAAGATATCCGGATCAACCACGTCGCCATCGTGCAGCGCGGTCGCGCCGGATCAGAAGCTCGCATCGGTGACGGTGTGAGGTCGTGGGGCGCTGCCCCGTTCACCAGTGATCAGAAACCGAAAGAGGACAAGATCATGACCCTGAAGACGGTTACCGTCGATGGCATCCCGGTTGAAGTAACCGACCAGGGTGCCACGGTGATCGGCACGCTCCAGCAGCGCCTTGCCGACGCCAACACCAAGTTCGCCGACACCGAGAAGGCACATCAGACGGCTCTGGCCGCCAAGGATGCCGAGCTGGCGAAGAAGGATGCCGAGATTGATGCTCTGAAAGGCAAGATCCTTTCTGACGCCGATCTCGACAAGCGCGTCCAGGCGCGTGCCGATCTCATCACCAAGGCGCACACGATCGCCAAGGACGTGAAAACCGAAGGCCTCTCCGATACCGCCATCCGCAAGGCTGTCGTTGTCGCCAAGCTCGGCGATGCGGCGGTTGCCGACAAGTCGGAGGCCTACATCGACGCTCGCTTCGACATGCTCGTCGAGGACGCCAGCAAGAACGGCGCCGATCCCTTCCGCACCGTCGTGCAGCAGGGCCTTTCGCAGGTCAGCGACGCCGACAAGGTCGTGACCGACGCCTATTCCCAGATGGTCGCCGACATGAAGGCCGGCAAGACCTCTGCAGCGGCCAACTAAGGAGGCGCTTCAATGGCTACCTACCAGACCACCTATGGCGCGGCTCCCGCGAAGGGACTTGCCGGCCAGATCGCTTCCGAAGAGAAGTGCAACAAGGTCAGCCGCACTGTCGAGACGGCGGCCGGCATCAAGTTCGGCGCTCCTGCTCAGCGGGGAGCCGGCAATCATGGCGTTGCCATCCTCACCACCGGCGACTTCCTCGGGCTCGCAGTGCTCAACCCGGCGGTACCGCCGAGCGCCAGCAATCCCGACGCCTATCCGCAGTACTTCACCGGCGCCTTCATGACGATGGGCACGATGTACGTCACTGCGGGTGCGACGGTCGCTGCCGGCGATCCGGTCTACTATGTGACCGCCACCGGCCGCTACACCAACACGGACAACACGGGCGCCAACCCCGCAATCCCCGATGCCTTCTTCGAAGAATCGGGCACTGACGGCGCCATCGTCCAGATCAGCCTTGGCCTGCGCCATCAGGCGTAACGGCTCGCGAAAGGAACCCTGAACTATGAACCAGATCATCCGTCAGGCCTTCGCCGATGCGCAGGCCGCGTTCCCCTTCGTCATCGCGCAGGGGCGCAACATCGAGACCCGCATCTACCAGCGGCGTTATCCTACCTTCAACTACGGCGCTCACGTGCCCGTCGTGACGGAAGGGAACGCCTGGGCGATCGGAACCACGTTCTTCACCGTCGATACTACAGGCGAGGCGAAATTCCTCTCCGGTGCCGGTACCGACATGCCGTTCAACCAGGCCACGAAGGACATGGCCAGCCATGACTTCGCGATGATCGGCTCCGGCTGGGAGTGGAACCTCGAGGAAGTCAATCAGGCGGCGCTCTACGGCATCGACCTGAACGGCACCAAGGCCATGTCGGCTTCCGACAAGGTCGAGCGCCTGCTCAACTCGGTTGCCATGGTCGGCACGACCGAGAAGAACTGGACCGGCTTCGTCAACGACCCGCAGGTCTCGCGTGCCGACGTTGCCGCGGATGGCACGGGCTCTTCGACCTTCTGGTCGGCGAAGTCCAACGACCAGATCCTGCGTGACATCAACGACCTGATCTCCAGCGTTCGGGAGAACACGTCGGAAGTGGAGTGGGTCGACACGCTGCGGCTGCCGCCGGAGGCGTTCCGCCTCATCGCCACCCGCCGTCTAGGCGAAGGCGATGGCATGCTGACCCTGCTGGAATACATCCGCCGCAACAACGTCTATACGGCGGAAACCGGCCAGCAGCTCGACATCCAGCCGCTGCGCGAGCTCGCGAATGCCTCCCAGGACGGCGGCGGCCGCATGGTCGTGTATCGCCGGGATTCGGAAGTTCTCCGCTTCCACCTGCCGATGCCGCGCCGTGTCCTCCAGCCGCGCCAGAAGTCCATCATGGGCTTCGAGACCGGCATCATCGCCCGTACCGGTGGTACCGAATGGCGTCTGCCCGGTGCTGCCGCCTACGGCGACGAAATCACCGCACCGTAACCGGAGGATTAGCATGAAAATCACTAACAATAGCATGGCGCTCCAGGGCGTCCGTTCCAAGGGGCGGGCGGTCTACATCCCACCGGGTGAGACCCGCGACGTCGATCTTGAAGGCGTCGATCTCGAGAAGGCCAAGCGCCTTCGCTTCCTCAAGATCGAAGGCGTCTCCAAGGCTGTAAGCAACCAGGACGGCGACGGCACGAAGACGGCACTCGAAGTGCTCGAAATGGCGAAGGACCAGAACGTACAGTTCATGTCCTTCAAGTCGGCCGCCAAGAAGCTGCTCGGCGATAAGACGCCGGGCACGAAAGACGAGATCGTCGCTGCTCTCGAAGAGCTGGCAACGCAGCCCTGACATTCAGTCCGGCGGTAACCTGCCGGGCCTATTCTTGCATCGGAGATTGACATGGCTGGATACGGCACGAACGACGGCTTCACGGCGTACGCAACCGAAGCCGGCTATGTCTTTCCCGACGGCACGACCGATGCCCAGAAGACCGCCGCACGTCAGCGCGGTTCTTTGGTGATCGATCGGTATGAGCCTCGGTTCAGCGGGCGAAGGACCGGCGGGTACGCCCAAGAGCGAGCCTGGCCGCGCACGGGCGCGACGACCTATTACGGCGAGGCGATCCCCTCGGGCGAAATCCCGGTCGCGGTTATCAACGCCTCGTATGAGGCCGCATTCCTCGAGTTGACGAACCCAGGCAGCCTTTCGCCGGTCGTAACAGGCACGTCTACGGTGAAGCGCGAGAAAATCGGACAGCTTGAGGTCGAGTATTCAACCTCTACTTCAACGGATATCGACGACCTCGTCGCGCTCGCAACGCCTGTCGTGACCACGATCGAAGGGCTGCTCTGGCCGTTTCTCGTGCCGGTCTGGCCGGGTGCTTTGGTGGTGTAGCTCCAGGCATCGGAACTTGATCAGAATACGCCCAGTGAGCCGAGCAACGAGACCATTCCGGCGATCAAAATAACGAATTGAGCCCTCTGCTTCATCGTAGGGTCAATTGGAAGCTTCTGCACGAGATAAAGCACAACCCCGGCGAAGAGGATGGTCAGGAGGATGCTGATTGCGGCGGACATGTCCCCCAGATCCTTGAACAAAGAGCCTTGCGGCAATGAGGCGTAAATAAGGCTTAGCTCTCGAAAAGGAAGGGCGGAGGATGGCAAACCCGATCTATGCGCGCCTGCAGGCGACCGCGCAGCGCCTCATCGCCAAGTACGGCCAATCCGCTACTGTGAAGCGGATCACGCCTCCGGATCCTGTTTACGGCGGCGAGCCTGTCGTCACGTCTTATCCCGCCACGCTCGTCCCGATGGCCTACGAGGCCCGCTACATCGACGGCACGGTCATTCAGACCGGTGACATGCAGATTTACATCTCCGCTGTCGGCCTCTCGATCGAGCCCACGGTCGGCGACGTCGTGACCGCCAATGGCGCCGATTACGCCATCATCAACGGCGACCCGAACAAATACGATGGCATCACGCCGGTCGTCTTCATCGTCCAAGGAAGGATTGCGGCTTAGTTCTCCTGAACCGAGATCCCGTCCTCGCCAATCTTGATCTCGACGCCTTGTGTCGTCTCCTCCTGGTAGACGTAGATGCCCAGTCCGACAGTAATGACGGCAAGCACGGCGATGATGAGATAGAGGGCGTTTCGGTTCATGCAGCGGAATCCTTACATGAATTTCGATCAGTTGCTCAGTGCATACGAGCCAAAGCTTGTGGCGGGCTTTCGGGAGGCGATCGATCCCTCGCGATAGCGCTTCGAATATCACGCTACCGCCCCGACACGGCCCAAGGAGAGGGTTGCCCTATGAGCATCATTGTTTCTCGAGCATAGCATCGCTCACCTCCCGCCCGGTGTGGCGCGGCCTGATAAGGTTCTTCAGGTCAAATCCCTGCCGCCGAGCCTCAGCTAGGTAGTCTTCCAGGGTACTTTCCGAAATGGCACTCTCGCGCGCGATCACCCAAAGAAACTTGCGATCAGGCGTGCCGACCAGTGCGACCCGGTACTCAGGATCGATTTTGAGCACCCAATAATCGCCGTCAGTGAAGGGTATCCAGCGAAGTGCAGCCGGAAGAAAGTTGACTTTCAGCTTCGCGTTCGTCGCACCGACTGGCTCTGCTTGGCCAAGCGCTTGCTTGGGCCGGTTGTTGTTATCGAAACAGCGGTTGTCGACGCGAATCTTTCCGTCGTTATCAAGGGAATAGTCTGCCGTGATGTCCGTCGCGGCATCTTCTTCATATTTGAGCGGCAGGCGGACGATCTCATACCAGCGCCCCAGATAACGGTTGAGGTCGAGACGCGGAATTGCTGTGACTTCGCCCATGGCTTCGGTTCTCCTTCAATGAGGAGCGGCAACGCCTGCAGGGTACTTCGGTTCCCTGGCAAGAAGATTGGATAACCTATGACGTTTGATGAACTCCTCGCCAAATACGAGCCGGCGCTCGCCGCCGCATTCCGGCAGGCTATCGAGGAGATCAAGTCGGGCATCGTCCTCCGCGTCGTGGTCGAGCGGCTGGAGCGCGGCGACGTCAACGGCGCGGTCGATGCCATGCAGATCGAGCCGGAGGTGTTCTCCGCGCTCGAAATTGCCCTGCAGGACGCTTTCAACGCTGGTGGCACCAACGCAGTCGCTGAGCTACCGAAGGTCATGGACCCGCAAGGCAATCGCGTGATCTGGCGCTTCGGCGTCCGCAATCCTGTTGCCGAGGCGATACTGCGCGACCTGTCGTCGACGATGGTCACGCACATCACCGATGACCAGCGACAGGGCATCCGCCAGGCGTTGGAGCAGGGGCTTGCCAGAGGCGCCAACCCGAGATCGACGGCCCTCGACGTCGTCGGCCGGCAGAGCCGCGTCACCGGCCGCCGAGAGGGCGGCGTGATCGGTCTGACCCGGTACCAGATCGAGTTTATCGAGCGGGCGCGCCTGCATCTTGATTCCGGCGACCCGGACCTGATGAACCGGTATTTCGAGCTCAAGACGCGCGACAAGCGTTTCGACCGAACCGTTATGGCAGCCATCGGAGCAGGGAAGCCGGTGACCGGCGAGGCGCTGGCCAAGATCATCGGCCGGCTGCGCGATAAGAACCTGCTTCTCCGCGGCGAAATGCTGGCGCGGACCGAGACCATGATTGCGCTCAGCTCCGCCCGCGACGAGGCGATGCGGCAGCAGATCGAGGCCGGCAAGGTCCGGGCGCAAGACGTCACGAAGGTATGGCGTTCCGCCGGCGACAGCCGTGTGCGGCACACCCATCGTGTCCTCAACGGCAAGGCCGTCGGCATGGATGAGGTATTTCAGAGCCCATCTGGCGCGCTTCTCCGCTTCCCGGGCGACCCGCGCGCGCCCATATCGGAGATTTCCGGCTGCCGATGCCGGCTCGAATACAAGGTGGATCACATCGGCGCGGTCGTGCGCCGGTACCGCGCTGAGGTCGTTTGATGGCAACGCTCTCATTTAGCGCTGCCGTGGCGCAGTGGGCCGACAAGGTCGAGGGTGCCGTCGAAGCTATCTTCAAGGAGGCGACACAGGAGGTCGTCGAAGAAATGCAGACGCCGGTCGGGCAGGGCGGCCGTATGCGCGTGGACACCGGATTTCTCCGGGCATCACTGCTCGCGTCCTCGACCGCCATGCCCGCGATCAACGCCGCTGCCAGTCCTGCGGAAGGAAGTACCTACGCGCCAGACTTTGCTCAGATCGAAGCGGTAATCGCTGGAGCGGACATCGGCGATACGCTCTACTTCGGCTACACGGCATCTTACGCTGGCTACCGAGAATATGGCGCTAATGGACAGCCCGCCGATGGCTTCGTCAGGCTCGCAGCTCAGAACTGGCCGCTCATTGTCGATCGGAAGGCCTCGGAGCTGAAGGCTCGTCTGGGGCTTTGACGGCTCGGTTCTTGTCGCTGCTTTGCTCCATCGCCGACAGAAGCCCAAGCTGCAACAATGTCAGCGCCTTCCGTGCTGCTCTTAAACTAGTTTCGCCCCGAACCGTGGCCGCCGTCTCGCGCCCCAACGCGAGCAGCGCCGCATGAATGCGCTCATAGACCTGATCGTCAGTGAGAGGCGGCTTCTCAGACATAGGTAACGGATACATGGCGGCAGGCACCGACGCAATCATCTTCAGGGCGGTGACAGACCGCCTCTTAACAATGCCCGGTGTGTTGCCGGTTGCCGCGCCGAACGTCGTGTTTCCGGCGGCAGGGCAGCCGCTCCCGCCGAGATACTTTCGATTGGCGTTCCTGCCCAACCAGACACGTCAGATCACCGTGGGCGACGACCGGCAACAGAAGCGTGGACTATTTCAGGTCTCAGTCGTTTGGCCGGTCGGGCAAGGGATCATCGGCGCTCTCGATGTCGCTGACCAAGTGATCGATCATTTCAAGAACCAATCCCTATTCGCCTCTGGCGTGAAGATCACGATCAGCAGCGAGCCGTGGGCGGCAGGCCCGCTCCAAGAGGGTGAACGGGTACAGATCCCCGTCACCATTCCGTACATCGCCTTCGAACCGGAGAACTAGCATGGCAAACAAGGCAACCAAGAAGGGCAGCAAGGTCTATGTTTGCGCCACTGCCCAGAATACCGATCTAATCGAGTCCGCCTATGCGGCACTAACCTGGGTGCAGGTTGGCAAGGTCGGCAACATCGGTGATTTCGGCGCCGAGTCGACGATGAATAGCTACAATACGCTTGATGAGCCGGTGACCCAGAAACAGAAGGGCACGGCGAATGCCGGTGATCCACAGATCGAGGTCGCCTCGGTGCATGACGATGCCGGCCAAGTCATCCTGCGAACGTTCGGCAATCCTCTGAACCTCGACAACATGGCAATCAAGGTCGAGCGCAACGATGGCGGCGAGGGGTTCACGAACACGATCTTCTACAGCCGCGGCGTTGTGTCCGGCCCGCTTTATCCTGGCGGCGGCTCCGACGACTTCGAGCTCGAGCGCTTCACGATTGGCCTCAACCAGCTGCCGATCCGCGTCAATCCCACCGCTATCCCGTAATCTGAAGGTGAACCATGGACATCTCCAAACTCGTCAATTCCGAAGACCTCTTCGAGCTCAACCTCACCGGCCCAGATACCGATGAGCTCGTAGGTATTCGATTCATGATCCGATCCACGGAGAGCGATGCGGTAAAGCGGGTCGTTCGACAGCACAGCGACAAGTTCCTGGCCAGCCGGAAAAAGAAGCTGACCGCCAGCAAGGTCGAGGCCGAATATCTCGACAAGGCGGCAGCCTCCGTCGCGTCCTGGGACTGGGGCGATCACAACTGGAAAGGCGAAAAGCCCGAATGCACCTTCGAAAAGGCACGCGAGGTTCTAGAAGAGGCCGGCTGGATCTATGACCAGGTCGCCACGGCCTCGGAGGATCGCGCAAATTTTACGAAGAGCTTGGCGAAAGGCTCTGCGAAGCCGTAGCGATCGTCGCCCGCTATGACAGCGTCCGAGACAAGGACGGTGAGACCAGGCGCGAGCGCAACGAGAGCTTCGAGACCGAAAGTCCCGAAGTGGAGGTGCCAGACAATGGCGCTTTCCTTTGGGATTGGTTCTGGGAGCTCCGGCAGTCGCAGCGGCCGGGGTTCTCGGGTCCAGTCCCCATCTCTAACGGTGAACTCGCGCTCTGGTGTCAGTTGACCGGCAATATCATTCGGCGTGAGGAGATCGCCGTCATCAGGGCCATGGATGCCCGTTTCTGTGTCGAGATCGAGAAGGAAACCGAATCAATCGGGGCGCGAGAGGCGAGCGCGCCATGAACGAGGCGAGGCTGTCTCGATGTCAGCTTCTTCGCTCACGTGGAATATTCGTGTGGATAACTTGTCTGGTGGTCGGTTGCAGATAAGCCATTGAAAAACAAGACATCGCAACTGTTTTTTAGTCGGCGGCGAGCCCGGTACCTCCTTGTTTCAACAGCGAAACGTTCCCCGCGTGCGACTTTGTATGTCGGATGTCCGGGAGTTGCCAGACCCAACCTTTCGCTGACAGCATGCGCGCATGTTCAGCAGCAAGGAGGCGTATCTGGAGATAGTCGCGGGGGAGCTCGCTAGAATGGAATGTCGTCGTCTAGGTCGCTTGAAAACGCACTTTTCTGCGAACTAGGTTTTGTCTCAGGAGGCCAATCTGGGGAGGCGACCTTCGCGTCAGAAAGAGCCTTCGCCGGCCGTGCAGGGAACGATCGGTCGACTCTTGGCGCACTATGCCGATGTCAGAACCAGCATAGACCAACTTGAGAGCGCTTGTGATGACGCTGAACTCGACCGCCTTTTGGTTGTTGAGGACGATCTCAATGAGCAGATCCTGTCTTTTCGCTGCCAGACGCTCGACGACGTGCGAATGAAGGCGGCACACGTTGACCGCGTCTACGCTGACCGACTCTCCGGCGAAACAGCGCAGAGAGTCATGCAAAGCTTGATCTCATAGAGTTCACGCCAGGCAGGAAGCAGGGGCGGCAGGGTGCCGCCTCTGTTCAGGCCCAGCATCAGTCAATATGGCAGGTGTCTTGTTTAGAAATGCAAGTCTTCCCGCAGGGCTTGCCTTTCTTGCACGTTTTGCATCCCCCGAGCGCAAGCAGCACCATGGCCATGACCACGAATGTTTGGACGAGACGGCCGTTCACTTGAACTCTTCCTTGGTGCCGTCCTCGTAGACGACGCCACGAAGGCACGCGGTAACATTTACGTCGTGTCGGTCTAATTTGGCCGCTCGATCAAGCTTGGTGCCGGCATAGGACCCGCCGGTAGTATAGGTGGCGCCAATTGCCAGCTTCTCGTCAAAATCTGCAGGGATCTGTCCAATTCGCTGGCCCAGAGCGTCACTGAAAACTACGCTTGCGTCGATCATTCGGGCAGGCTTCGTCAAGGAACTTGCCAGCGTCACAGCCACTTCCGCTTCGTCGGCCTTGACGTTGACCGACCATTCTTTGACCGTAAGCAGGCTTTCGTTGCAGGCAGCCTCCGCATTGCCTGCGGTGAACAGGGCCGCACTCAGAAAAATATAGCGCATTTCATCCTCCGATTGAATCGTCAGGACGATAGCGCACGTTCTTTGAAAAAGGAAAAGCCATGGCAGATGTCGCGACACTTGGCCTCCAGGTCGAAAGCGGATCGGTGGAGAAGGGCACTCAAGCCCTGAACCAATTGACGGGCGCGGCGGCCAGGGCGGAGGCTGCCGCCAATGGGCTATCGGGCGCCCATCGAGGTGCTACCGGAGCCGCGGCTGCGGCCGCAAAGGCGTATGCGACAGAAGGCGCTGCTGCGGCGTCAGCCTCGAAGCAGATCGAGATGATGAACCGGGCAGCTAATCAGAACCGCGCATCGTCGCGCGGCAATCTTGGGAATATTGCCGCTCAGTTCCAGGACATTGCTGTCAGCGCGCAGATGGGGATGGGCCCTCTGCAAATTGCCCTTCAGCAGGGTACTCAACTGGCCGCCGTCCTTTCAACTATGGAGAAACCAGTCCAGGGATTGGGTGCAGCGCTTTTGTCGGTGCTCTCTCCAGTTAGCCTGCTGACGATCGGCCTCATCGCGCTGGCGGCCGCTGGCCTGCAGATGGTTGATTGGACAAAGCTGGCTCAATCGGCGCTGCTAGGCTTGGCGGATGTTCTCGAAACCACGGCTCCGTATGCAGTTGCAGCTGCAACGGCACTGGCTCTGATCTATGCGCCCGCGATCATCGGCGGGATCATCTCGCTGATCGCGTTGCTCGGTCGATTGGTCGTTCAGCTTGGCATTCTCGCGGGAGCTTTCATTCTGGCGAACCCTGCCGTCGCATTCGTCGCCGGTATCACGGCGGCGGTAGGGGCGGCCAACATCTTCCGCGACGAACTCGCCAAGATCTTCGGACGTGACATTGTCGCCGATGCGAAGAACGCGGTGAATTTCATAATTGCTGCCTTTGTCGGAGGCTTCAACGGCATCAAATCTGCCTGGTCATTGCTTCCTGCAGCTTTGGGAGATGTGATCTACAGCACGGCCCAACTGGTGTTGAAGGGCACCGAACTGATGGTGAATAAGGTCATCTCAATGATTTCTGACTTCATCGGCGGTACCTACGATGCGCTCAGCGGACTCGCTGGCAAAGTCGGCCTCGACATCGGCACGTTCGGCGGCATCGATCCAGTAGATTTCGGGAAGATCACAACCCCTACAAGGACAAAGCGTTGGAAGCCGCCAGCGGCATCGCACAAGCGATGAAGGAGGCACAAGGCACCGATTTCGTCGGCGAGGGTCTCCGTGTCATTGGTGAGTACGCCTCGACGGCAGCGGGAAAGATCAAGGATCTTGCCAAAGGCCTCGCCGATGTCGACGAGAAATCCAAGAAGCGCACCGGCGGCAAGAGCGAGCAGGAGAAGTACGCCGACATCGTTGCGGGCGCCGAGCGCCAGATTGCTGCGCTTGAGGCGGAGCGTGATGCTATCGGGCTCACGGAGCAGGCGGCCGCCGCGCTCCGCTACGAGACGCAGCTTCTGAACGAAGCGCAGCAGCGCGGCATTTCGCTCACGGATGCCCAGAAGAGCGAGCTATCGTTACTTGCGCAGGTCATGGCCTCGATCGAGGAAGAGACCCGCCAGATGGGTATCGCGCTCGATTTTGCTAAAGAAGTAACCGGAGGCTTCTTCGATGACTTCTTCGCGGGAATTGAGAACGGCAAATCGGTATGGGAGTCTTTCGGCGACGCGGCTTTGGGGGTGCTTGACCGCATCGCCGACAAGCTGCTGAACGACGTCCTCGATGCCGTGTTTCAGGTCAGCGGGGCAGGGGCTGGCGGAGGAGGACTCCTCAGTTGGCTCTTCGGCGGTGGCTCAAAGGTGGACCCATGGGCTGGGCTGCGTGGGTATGCGAACGGAACGAGCTCCGCTCGTCCTGGCGTCGCATGGGTTGGTGAAAAGGGGCCGGAGCTCGTCCGTTTCAAGGGTGGCGAGGAGGTCATTCCGAACCATCGCCTTCAACGACCGGCTAATGGCAACGTGGCGCCATCGGGCGGTCAGCTAAACCAGAATGGGCCGCGCGCGATCATCCTTCGGGTGATTGCTGAGGAGGGGCCGATGTTCAGGCCCGTCATTCGGTCGGAGAGCCGAGGCGTCTCCGTCGAGACCATAAAACAGTATGACGCGGCGAAGGCAAACATCTACCAAAACGGCGAAGACCGCTAATCTTCGATGGATTTCCCGCCTTGGATCACGGTGAAGATGCTTTCGCCGCTCTTAGCCTTCCTCATTGATGTGAGGAATTCCTCCATTTCCTGCGCCATTACCTCGAAGGCACGTCGTGCACCGGACCGCTGCTCGGGTGTCAATTTCGGATCACTCGCGAATTTCTCCGCTGAGTTGATGTTCGATTTACGGGCGTTCTCTGTCATGGCCATCAGCGCCTCGTATTGAGATTCATCGATGTTCGATAAAGCGCTTGCAACAAACATAAACATAAAGCGATGGGCATTCGCCCTGAATTCCAGGTCCGATACTTGCTTGACCAGCTTGCTGTGTTCATCGGCCAAGAGCTGAAGAACCTGCTGGGTTGTCCCGCTGAAATCGATTGTGGGCACTGATTCCGCTCCCTAATTCCCTACCGCTGCATATTGCGGCGATTACCCTGGATTGCAACCAACATGCCTGATCCGATTCTGTTGCCGACGCTGCCTTGGCGAGACTGCCAGTTTGATCCCATCAATCCGACGGACGTTTCGATGATGGAGGGCCGGCGTTCCGAAGAGCAGGCCGCCGGCACGCCTTTTTGGAAGGCGCAATACACCACGAACTGGATGACGCCAGCCTTTTACGGACTGTTTGATGCCTTCGTCATGAAGTCGAGTTCGCGAGGTGCACCATTTCTCGGATACGACCTGTTCCGGCCGCGCCCGATCGCCCACAACAACGGAAAGCCGCTCGCCGGCACGAAAGCAGGGGGAGGGGCATTCAATGGCGGCGCGGTTCTGCAGTCCATTACTAACAGCAGAACCATCGTCGTCTCAGGTCTGCCGGCTGGTTTCAAGCTATCATCCGGAGACTATGTCGAGTTGCGGAAGTCGGTGTTGATCCGATCCCTTCATCGGATCGTCGAGAACGCCACGGCGAACGCTAGCGGCGTGGTCACGCTCTCGATCATGTTTGGTTTGGACACCCAGCATTTCTCTACGTCGGCGACAGTCCATCTCGAGAAGCCGTCGTGTGTCATGAGTATTGATCCGGGCAGTGTGGCGGCACCGAAATCGTGGGCGGGTCGCGAAGCCTCTTTTTCCGCTACGGAGATGTTTTTCTCATGAGTGTGCTGGATCCTGCTGTCGAGAGTGCGCTCGAGACCGGCCGCCTTGCACGGCTCGACCTCATCCGCTTCGATTTACCCGGCAAGACCGTCGGCTACCATCGTGGTGGGAGGCCCTACAACTATAACGGTCTGACCTATCTTCCGAACCGGTTTCTCGAGCCGGGCGAACTGGTCAGCGCCGTGGGCGTCGCCGTGACGACGCGGACTATCGTCTTCTCAAACATCCCAGTCAGCAACCCCGAGGACGCAGTCTCTCAGATTGAGCAATATAACTATCAAAATGCTCCGGTGATCATCTCCCATCTGGCGGGAGATCCCGAAACGGACGCGGTCCTCGGTATTCTCGCCTCATCAATCTACGAGATCGACCAGGTCCGCTACAACGAAGGCGCGGTCTCGGGCTCCGAGCGGACGTTGACGATGATGATTGACCTGCAGCCGCCCGGACGATCGGCGCGGGGCTCTACCGGGGTCAAGCGCTCGCAGGCCGAGCAGCAGTTCGACAACAATCCGACCGACACGGGCCTGGAGCACGTGGCGACAAATGCGACCATCCCCGAGGAATGGGGACAGGTGTCGCGCTAAAGCTACTCAGCGGGTCAGGGATCTATTTCGAGGGGTTACTGGTGATCTTCATATAACTCGCAACTACCGGTTGGAGACCAATGCAGTTCGAGATGCTCCAGCCGCCCAAAAGTTAAGAATAGCAAGCCCAATCTGCGGATGGCAGCGGGTTCCGCCTTGATGGAGAAAGTGCACAGCCCTTCGTCCGGCTCCGCTGAATTGAGGTTTGCTTTGAACTGAATCGCGCAGTGGCCGAGGCTGCCGACGGTGTAGAACTTAAGGCAGAAACACTGGCGCAACTTGTCTTCAGGATCGTCCGATCCATAAGCATATTCATAGGTGTCGTTGGCATTGTTGGGAAACGGTACTAAGGCACGTCCGATTGAACCAATGTCTTCCACGCTGCAGTAAAATCGGGCGCTGCCGGTAAAGTGGCCGTTCGAGGCCTCGAATTCCAACTCTGTGTGATACGGCTCTTCGTATGGATGCCGCCGGACAATTAAATAGGACCCAGTCATCCTTCCCATCCATATCAAAAATCCGCACAGGGCGAGCGGTGTTGGGTGTTCTCAACGAAATAAGCCTAAGCGCTAAGTTTTAAGCTATTCCAAGCAGCGAGCCAAAATCATGAACCGCTTCCGGATTATCGAAGCCACGCTCACGCGTGAGCTTGCGAAACCCTATGCCTATGGGTCGGCCGATTGCTTCATGCTCGGCTGCGCCTTCATCGACGCGCTGACGGGGTCGGCGGTCGCCGAGAAGTTCCGCGGCGCCTATCGAACGCTCGCCGGTGCGCAGCGGGCGCTGCGCCGGCGCGGGTACAAGTCGCTGGTGAGCTTCTTCTCGGCCGAGCTCGGGCAGGAGCCGAAGGGCGGGGCGGAAGCGCGCCTCGGCGATCTCGTCATACTGCGCCTGGCCGACGGCGCCGAGCATGTTGGCGTCTGCCTCGGCGCCCGTTTCGTGACCAAGACCGAACGCGGCCGGAGCGATCACGGCCTCGCCGACGTCATTGCAGCCTTCCACCTCGGATAATCCAGTATGGCAATCTTCACTTCAATCGCGACCGCGATCGCCGGTGCGCTGTTCGGCGGCTCTGCGCTCGCTGCCAGCTTCATCGGTGGCGCGCTCGCCTTCGGTGCCAAGCTGGCGATCGGTAAGCTTACCCAGCAGAAGCAGCAGAAGCGGAAATACACGGCCGTCCAGGGCGAGATCCAGTTTGGCGGCGACGTGTCTGTCAGCACGCTCTATGGCGTCGGCAAGACAAAGGGGCAGCGCACGTTCTATGCCAAGTGGGGCAGCGGCAACAAATGGAATGCCGAGGTCTTCGTGCTCGCGAATGGCTGGTGCGACGGCCTGGAGCCCTACGTCTACATCTATGGCGAGAAGAAAGCGCTGGTATCCCGGCCGGTCATAGGTAACGAGGTTGCGAACTATCATATCGAGGGCTTCGTCACCGGTTCTGGCGACCCGGTCCTGACGATCCGCTTTTACGATGGCAGGCCAGGCCAGCAGGTCGATCAGAAGCTGGTCGAAGTCTCGGCAGACCTTGGCAACAAGTGGAAGAGCACGAGTGTCAATGCCGGCATCTGCTACGTCGTCGTCGAGCGCATCTATAGCGACAAGCTCTTCGGCTCGAAGGGCCGGCCGGAGTTTGAATTCGTGCTGCGCGGGCTTCGCGAATACGATCCCCGCAAGGACTCGACGGTTGCCGGCGGCTCCGGGCCGCAGCGCCTCAACGATCCTTCGACCCATGTGCACACGAAGAACCCGGCGGTTCATCGTCTGAACTACCAGCTGGGACTTCGGGCGCTCGTCTCCGGCCGGACACTGATCGGCGAGGGCAAGAGCCTGGGTCAGATCGATCTCGCCACCTATTTCGTGGCGATGAACGTCTGCGACACGCTGCGGGCGAACGGAAAGAAGACCTATGAGTGTTCCGTCTTCGTCAGCGGCGACGACGATCACACGGAGGTGCTGAAGCAGTTCGACGACGCCATGGCCGGCTATGGGCTGAACCGCCGCGGCCTTTCCGGCGTCATCCCGGGCGCGCCGCAGATCCCGGTCAAAGACCTTACCGTGGCCGATATTCCTATCGACCGGGCGAAGGACGTGCAGTTCCGGCCTTCGGCTTTCGAGCGCTTTAATCACCTTTCCGGCCAGTTCACCTCGATCGAATCGATGTGGAACCCGGAAAGCCTGAAGCCGGTCTATGTGAATGCGGACATCGCCGCCGACGGCCGTAATCGGCAGACGAGCATCGACTTCCTGCAGGTCACCGATCCGGACATTGCGCAGTATCTGCTCAACATCCGCTATCGGCAGAACCGCATGGGCGGCAAGGCGACAGTTCCTGTCAGCCGTCGCTTCGGCCTTGCGGTGCAGGAAGGCGAGTGGATCACCTGGCGCGGCAAGAGCTGGCTGATCAGCGAATGGCGGGCCGACGATCGGCTGCGCATCACGCTGGTGCTTTCGGAGACTAGTGCGGCGATCTATGACGACGCTGGCATCCAGCCGGGCCCTGTCGTCATCCCGCCGACGCCGCCCATCAACCCGTCGCTGCTGTCGACCGTGCAGAACTTCAACGTTGCCGTCGGCATGATCAACGGTGCTGAGGGCTACGACACGCCGGCGCTCGTCTTCACCTGGACCCCGCCGGACGATCCGACGATCACGGCCGTGCGCTTCGTCTACCAGATCGAAGGCACGACCGAGCTGTTCGAGGATCAGTGCACGTCGCCCGAGGACGGTCTGTTCCGCACCACAAAGAACGTCGTTTCCGGCAAGGTCTACAATGCCCGGGCGACGATCACGACCGTGCCCGACCGGTTGCGCACCTATACGACGTGGAAGACGACGGCGCAGCCGACCGGTTTGCAGACGCTGCTCACCGGCCTGCAGCAGCTGCAGGACGATGCGCTAAACCGCTTCAAGGAACTGCAGCAGGAGATGGACGAGTTCTTCCGGCCGCGCCTGGTGGAACTGCTGGATGCGTTCTCGCTGGAGGGCGCTGTCGGCCAGATCGAGCGCCAGCAGATCGTTGCCAGCATCGGTGACGCGCTGGCGCAGATCACCGAGGAGAGGCGCGTCCGTGTCTCCGAGAACGAGGCGACCGTGCAGTTCCTGCGTTATCTGCAGTCGAGTCTCGGCACGACCAATGCGCGGCTGATCACCGAAGAGACGACGCGAGCGACAGCAGACTCCGCGCTGAGCAGCCAGATCACCCAGCTCACGGCGGAAACGGGCAGCAATTCGGCGGCCATTCAGGCGGAAGCTACCGCCCGAGCAAATGCTGATAGTGCGCTCTCCAGCACCATCACCAGCCTCGATGCGGAAGTTGATGGCAATCTTGCCCGGCTAATCCAGGAAGAGACCGCGCGCGCCAATGGAGACAGTTCACTTGCGAGCAGCATCAATGGGGTGAGTGCCGATTTCAACGGGCGGTTCGCGCAGGGCCTGGTGAAGTTCGAAGCCGTCGCGGCGCCGAGCGGCGTTGATGCCCGATTTTCAGTCATGCTGCGGGCCGGCACCAATCAGAGTTTCAAGGTGTCGGGCTTCTACATCGAGCTCTACACCCAGGGCGGCGTCCAGAAATCGCGCATGGCGATCCAAGTAGACCAGTTTCTCGTGTTCTCGGGCAACAGCGGTCACTTGCCGTTCGCCTTCGAAAACGGGGAGCTGAAGCTGGCGATCGCCAACATCGGGACGGTCAATGCCGGTCTTCTTCAATCGCTTAACGGCAAAATGAAAATCGACCTCAACAACGGCACGATCGAGGTTTTTAGCTAATGGTCCGCACGATGATTGGCGTCGACAGTACCGGCGCCGGATGTGTCAAAATCATGAAGAACGACGCTGACAATCCGCGCACGACGCCGGACAGTCAGCGCTCGAAGTTTCTCTACAACTCGAAGTTCACCATCCAGGCGTCCGTGGCGGACATGGAGAAGTGCAACGATTACTCCGGGTCTGGCTACTACTACTATCCGGCCGGGAGCAGCGCCGGTAACTATCAACGATGCAAGGGGGCGGGCGATGGTCACGCCACTTGGCTATACAAGAACGCCGCTTTCCCTGACCTAAGATACAATGTCCCGCTCTTCGACTGGAAACAGAAGAAGGGCGGCGGCAGCAACCGCTACAACCAGATGATGGTGCATTGGAACGATAGCGGGAAATATTATCAGGGGCGCGGCGGATATTATGAGGTAGGGAACGCCAGGCAAGGCTTCTGGTTGAAGGATTTTGACGGGTCTGTCTCGCAATATGGCTCCTTCCCGTACGGAACATGGGCGAAGGTCACGGTCAACGACGACATAGACTCTTTCAATAAGTTCCAGTCTCGTGACAAGAGGCTCGTCGTCTGGAACCTGCCCGGCGATAGCACGGCGGTGGACGAGGCTCCAGCGCTAGCGCCGAACGGCAAGAAGACGGTCAAGATCACCCCCTCAGTGATGAAGATCGCCAAGCCCGGCTACGACGTTGACATCGCCACCGCGGCGCAGCTGGCCTTCGACAGCACGCGCATCCCGGTGAAGGTGATCAAGGCGGCCGACATCGCGCTTCCGTCCGGAGTTTCGTTCTACGAGACCGGAATTGCTCTTCCGGACATGGTGGCTCTGGACGTCCATCTCTACACCGGCTCGACCATCATGTATCCAACCAACCCGAACAATCTCGATTTCGGGGCGGAGTACTGGTTCGACGGGTCCCGCATCTATTTCGATGCGACCCAGTCGATGCGGGCGCGCTTCATGCTCTACCTTGAGGACAACAGCGCGCCGACGTCCGGCAGTTACAAGGTGTGGCAGCAGTTCAATGACGGGACGCAGGACGTCGTGCAGTTCCTTCGACCAGGCTCCGCCAATCCTCCCTCCTGGGCGGACATAATCATCGATACGCGCTGGCCGGCAGTGCAAATCCTGGCGGAAGGCTACTTCGCCGTGAACTCCGGCAACGACGTTATCACCGATGTGCCGTTTGACGGCGCGGGCATGTTCCCGATGGTCAAATACATCACGATGCATGGCCCGGGTTCGATCTCCGACGTGGGGAGTTGGGCAAACGCCTACAAGCTGCCCTACGTCAAGCGCCTGAAATACACATACGACTTCGACCAGAGCCACGCCGGCGAAAGTACCTATTGCGAGCTGACTGCGAACAACGCCCGTTTTCACACCTTCAGGGGCAACGTCGGCGATTACTACCAGGACGACAGTCTCGATTGGCAGACGAGCGGTGCTTATCCGCCGATCGGCATCCGCTACTACATTCTCGGGATCCCAGCTTAGGAAAATCTGACATGACCATACCCTATGTAACGGGCACGGTTTCCGTGACCGCCGGCAGCGCCGTTGTCACTGGCTCCGGGACCGCCTGGGCCACGGCACTGGTTGCTGGCGGGCTCTTGGCCTCGACAGCAGCAACGGCAACCCGGTCCCGATCCTCTCCGTCGACAGCAACACCCAGCTGACGCTGGCCAAGCCCTGGCGCGGCACGACGGCGGCCGGGCAGGGCTACTGGATCGTCCGCGACACGGCCTACCTTCAGCAGCAAACCGTCAATGCCCAAGCGCTCTCGACCTATATCCAGCGGCTCGACAATGCAGCGCTTACTGCTCTGGCCGAGATTACCGGCGCGGCAAACCGCGTTCCGTATTTTACCAGCGCGCAAGCAATGTCTCTTGTGCCGCTGCAGAGCGATCTCGGTGACGCGACGGCGAACGCGTTGATGAAGGTCGGAGCGTTCGGCCTTGGTGCTTTGAGCCTTCAAGGCGGCATGCCTTATCCGAATGTCATGCTTAATGACCTAACCAACGTGTACACGGGCTTTTATTACGTCTCGGCAAGCGCGGGCCAGGGCGGGCCCTTAGACCCTGCCGGAAGTTTCGGTTCAATGATCGTTCTCCGCCGCACGTCTCAAATCGCTCACCAAATTATGACAACCAGCACGGTAGGTGACCCAAGAACGTTCACGCGTGTAACCATTGATGGCGGAACCACATGGGGCGCATGGATTGAAAATCTGACAACGAATGATGCGGGTGCGCGCGGGCTTGATTTGTTGGCGGCTACTACCTCTGATAGTCTTATCGCTGCGGCAAAGAATTTGTTCGGTGGTTCCGCACCCGCGCCAGCCGACAGCGGGATATCGGGGTTGACTAACGATTTTGACACGTTGGTTAAGCCGGGCGTGTTTACCCTTGCGGGGGCATTCACGAATGGACCAAGCGGTGCGGGGTCGATTACCTACACGGGACTTGTTGCTATCTATCGTCGCGTGTTCAACAATTCCACTTACCAGATGGTGTTCTTGAACAATTCGATTTGGGTAAGATCACAAAATACCGGCGGGGTATGGCAATCATGGGAACGTATAACCTACGCATCCGAGTCCGCGTTATTGAATACACAGAATACGTTTACTGCATCACAAGCCCTAAACGCGGGGGGAAATTATGTTCAATGGGCGCTTAACCGGGGCACAGTTGCTGGTTCCTATGAAGCGGGAACGAACTTTGTGGGTATCGGTTCGATAAGTGACCATCCGATGGTGTTCAAGTCAAACAATGTTGAGCGCGCTAGATTTGAGCCTACGAATGGTGATCTGCTTATAGGGATGACATCAACACCTGACCCCGCAAGCGGCACAACAACGGGCTTTGCCATAAGAGGGAACACCGGAAGGGCATGGCGCCGTGCATCAGGATACAACCCCTTCATTCAAACACGCCTTGCCACAGATGGTGTGCTACAGGAGTTTTATCGCGAACATGCTGCGGTCGGTAGTATTTCGGTAACAGGCACCGGGACGACGTATAGCACGACATCCGATCACCGACTTAAGAACGATGTTCAGCCAATCGTCACATTCTCGCTTACGCCGGAACAGTTCGACATTCTGGACAATGCCGAACTAAAAATCATGGCCCTGCGCCCGGTCTTCCATCGGTGGAATGATGCTCCGGAAAAGGGCGTAGTAACGGGCTTTATCGCGCACGAGGCGCAGCAGGTTGTTCCTCATGCGGTGACCGGCAAGAAAGACGAAATCGTTGACGTCGGCCGGGAGATTTTGCCCGCACACGACGTCGACCAGGAGATAGTTGACGAGGACGGAAATACCAAAACGGTGACCATCACCGTTCCGGAAGTCGTCAACGAGGGCGTGCGCCGCGACGCATTGGCGGAGGGCGCCGTGTTTGAGAAGACGGGCGAAGCGCCGGTTTTTCAAACCATGGATTACGGTCTGATAACGGCGGATATCGTCGCGGCCCTGCAGTGTGTCATTCACAAGAACATGCTGCAGGGAGAAGAGATCGAGGCGCTCAAGGCAGCCAACGCAGACATGGCCTCGCGCCTCTCGGCGATCGAGGAGCACTTAGGGCTTCCACCGGCGCCGTGACGCAACATTCCGGCATTGCCAAGCGTTTCCTGGTAGGGACGCAGCAAAGGAGAAAGGCGATGCGCATTGCCGAACGCGTCAAGGTCATAGAATGGATAGCAACTTTCGCCGCCATCACTTTTGTCGCGTCGCTTGTCGTGACGCTGCTGCCCTGAGGACAGTCGTGTTCAGCGAAGTCCGGAGAATTGCCGCTGCTTTCGAATGTAAGCAATTGCAGCAGCTTCCAGGCTCTTGCACTCCGTCTCGGATCTAAGCAGGGCCTCGTCGTCTTTTTCGGCTGAGCAGCGAAGGACGTCGCGCCGCAGACACGCATGCTCGTACTCCACGCAGAGCTTCAGAAATGCGGGGCTGTTCATCATCCACGCGCAAGCACGCAGATCTGGGGCTGCCAAAAACAACCGGGCCATTCCTGCCTTTCTCACATCCATAGCGAACGCTCGCATTCTTCGTCGAGCTAAACGGTCTGAACGGGCCCGCTAGGAATAAGTTCCACAATGATCCCGCTGTGCGGGGTCTAAACTCTCCCAACCCAAAAGGAAAATCAGATGGATAAGACCGTGCCTCCCGGCGCGGCGATCCTGCTCGACAATTCATCTACGCAGGAACTTCCACCCAAACAGTAAGGTGAAACATGGCTCGGGAAACTCTTCCCGTCGCCCTCGAACTCATGTTCGGGGATGAGGGCAACCATCCTTGTTGGGGAACGTTTCGTTTCCAGGGGGCGCACCGAAGGAGGAGTGCGATGCGTCCTGATGAGCGCGTCAAGATAATAGAATGGACTGCAGCTCTCGCCGCAGCCGCTTTTGTAGCGGCGCTTGTCGTGGCGCTGGTGTCCTGAGGACGTCACTTTCAACGAAGGCCGGAGAATTGCCGCTGCGTCCGAATGTAAGCGATGGCGGCAGCTTCTAGGCTTCTGCACTCCGCTTCGCATCCAATCAGGGCATCGTCGTCTTTCTCGGCGGCGCATCGAAGGCCGTCGCGGCGCAGACACGCATGCTCGTAAGCCACGCAGAGCTTCAGAAATACGGAGCTGTTCATCATCCACGCGCTAGCACGCAGATCTGGGGCCGCCAAAAACAACCGGGCCATTCCTGCCTTCTGCGCATTCATGGCGGTGTTCGCTTTCGTTTGAGAGCCAATTCGTCTCAACGGGTGCTGCGAGGGAAAAGTTCCACCACGTGACTAGTATTGGGACTGAGCACCCAAAGGAATCAAACAGTTAAAAGGGGTCCAGCGCGGCTAAGGGGATTGGCTCGATCGGTCTTGCCGCTAGAGCCTTGAGGTCCTCGGCCAGGCCGGCAAGCTGCGCCGCAAAGTCCAGAAGGTTCGAATCCGCGCACTGTGTCGCGATTTCTGAGAGGTCAGAAGCCGGCTCTATTCGGCCGGTGTTTTTCGCTTCGCTATCGTCCATGTCCAAGTCCCATTTCCATTGATGTGGATCAATGGCGAGGCCCGTCAAGGGCTGCGGCCGGTGACGAGCCTCCCGGCCGCCTGCGAGGGGCTAGAGCGACCAATGTCACTTTAAGCCGGACCATCGCCGGCCGCCATTAACCAGTGTGGCTTAGCCCGCCGAGCATTCCCCAACGAAATCAGGAGAAACGAATGAGCGCCATCACCGCTCAGCACGTTCGCGCTGCCGCAAAGGGCAAGGTGAACGAGAGCAACCTCGCGTCCGTACTTGTGGCGCTGGACAGGTACGGCAACCGGTTCGGCATGGATCGGCCGCACCGGCTCGCCCAGTATTTCGCCCAGCTCATGCATGAAAGCGGAGACTTCCGCTACGATCGCGAGATCTGGGGCCCGACGCCGGCGCAACAGCGCTACGACACCCGCACCGATCTTGGCAACACGCCGGAGAAGGATGGCGACGGCCATCTCTACCGCGGCCGCACCGGCATGCAGCTCACCGGCAAGGACAACTACCGCCAGTTCCGCAACTGGTGCCGCGCGGCCGGCCTCGACTGCCCGGACTTCGTCAAGGATCCGGATGCGGTCAACACCGATCCTTGGGAAGGCCTGGTGCCTCTGTTCTACTGGGACACCCGGGATCTGAACCGCTGGGCCGACGAGGGCGACGCGGAAACCATCACGAAGAAGATCAACGGCGGCAAGAACGGTCTGTCCGATCGGTTTGACCGGCTGGCCCGGGTCTCGCTCGTGCTGCTCGGCTACCGTGCCGATAACGTCCTTCAGTTCCAGGCTGACCAGCGGCTGCAGGTCGACGGCGACGTCGGCCCGAAAACGCGCGCTGCGATGCATACGGCGCTCGTGGCGCTCACTCCGGGCGAAGCTGCACGGCCGGAGGTCAAGGTCGCGCCGGTGACCGAGGAGAAGCCGGTACCGGTCCCTGTCACGCCGCCCAGCCTCGATGCGCCGTGGTGGAAGTCGAAAGAGGTCATCACCCCGTCTGTCATCGGCGGCGGCGCTTCGCTGCTCACCGCGATCGGCGGCATACCGTGGCAAAACCTCCTCCTGATCCTCGTCGCATTCGGAGGCATTGCCGGCTTTCTCTACTGGCGCAAGAACGCCGATCGGAAGGCGGTCGCCAAGCAGGTAGAGGGGATGGCGTGATGTTCACCACTCCTCGCCTCATCGCGGCCGCCGCCGCTCTCGCCATCGTTGCCGCCGTCGTTGCTTGGATCTACCGGCAGGGCGGCGACGACGTCAGAACCTCCATTGAAAGGCAGAATAATGAAGCTGGCCGCACTGCGGACGATGTCCGCTCTCGCTTTGACCTTTGCCCTCCAGGGATGTGGGACTTCGGCGCCGGCAAGTGCCGACGGACTGCGCCGGGTGGTGGGCACTGATCTGATCGGCGCGCGCGGCGCGACACCGGCAGATCAGCGGAAGATAGACCGGACCGTCGTCGGCATCTGCGCGGCGGCGGTTTGGACGAAAGCGGAATGCGTCCGCCACGGCGAAGCGCAGCAGTAACTCGCATCACACTACGAGGGCAGGGGATTGTCTGAAACACAGGAAACCGAAAAGATGGTCGCAACTCCGAAATGGAGGTTTGAATTCAACCTCAACACATTCGTGATCCTGTTCGGCTTTGCCGGCGGCCTCATAGCGTGGGGCGCAACCTGGGAGAGGGTGAACGCCAACCAGGATTCGCAGGCGAATTCCATCGATCGCCTCGACAAGCGCCTGACAGCGGCCGAAGTCTCCCTCCGGCAGATCGACAATCACGAGCTTCGAATATCGGCGGTGGAGAAGCAGGCGGCCGAAGCGGCGACGTCAATGAAGGCCGTCGAGAACACGCTCAACAGCCTTTCGACCGACACGCGTGTGATGCGCGAGATCCTGCAGCGGATCGAGGCCAGTCAGCGCGACGGCGCGCAGCTAAGGCGTTGAGATGGCAGCGCCCCCGGCGAAGGAAGGCGCTGCCTGCTCGGGTCGACTCCGGCAGTTGGAGGGGTTCCAAAGAGCCGACACGAACTCACGTTGATGTCTCGAGCGATGGCTGGCCGGCGGGTTTCGTTCAGCTAATCACCGAGCGCCAAGTTGCGCAGTATCTTCGTCTCGCGATGTCCAGACTGGTAGAGGGAAAATAGTCTCCTGGCGATCAGCTCGGCAGCTTCGCAATCGCGGCAGAGCCCCTTTTCAGCCAGGATCTCGGTGAAAACGTCGTCCAGCAAGTCAATACCGGTAGGTAGAACCGCATCCGTATAATCGTGTGACTTCAACATCGCGCGACCTCATCGGGGCGAAAGCGCAATGATCTTCCAGCCAGCGGCGCCCGTGTTATCTGCCGCTGATGGTTTACTATGCGCCTCGACTATGACAGCGGCAAGGGGACTTGCGGCCTAAGACCTTTGCCTTTGATGGGCTGGACTAAGGTCCGGCAAGCACATGCCCCGCGTGTCTAATTAGGCAATTGCGCGTTTCGGTCTATCCTGCTTTTAATGTCCCACATGGACACGAAACTGGCAGACTTGAAACTCAGGCCTTGGCTTCTCCGCGAGCTAAACCAGACCGGGTATGAGGTGGTCGGAGATCTGCAACATCTGCCCACTGCAGAATTGCTGCGAATACCCGGTATGGGCGGACATGACTGGCGGAAGATTGCCAAGGCGTTGGGGCGAGATCCATTTCCCGACTTGAAGAAGCGCTGATGACGTTGCGAGCGGTTGCTTGAGGTGAATTGGCACTTTCAACGATGTGACAACAACCTTCTGCCGAGATATTCCAGCGCCTTCAGGCGTCTTGGATCGGGTTCGCGGTGAACGCCCACCAGCTTCCGCCGCTCCGCAACCGCTATCTTTGGTGTGTCTGATCGAGTGGTCCCGTCGAGTGATGCATTTTGCCCCGGTAGGCCGTATTCGTCTCTGTCTTGCATCGACCAATTCCCATGCGCTGTGGCGGTGCTGCCTCAGGGCTGCCCAGAAGGGACGACCTATGCAGCCCTGAGGCGCCACTCACTTGGAGCTCGACGAGGCCGACGCTCGGACGTAGTAACTCTCGACATGGTTGAAAAGTTTCGCGCGGCGGTGCGCCTAAGACGTTTGTCATTGATGAACCAGACTAAAGTCCTATAAAGCCCCCGCTTTCCCTTTGATTCCGCTTCCGGTGAGAGTAAAATATGGGCAAGCGACGTTCGAAGCGGTTCCCTTGGATGGAACAGGGCAATGAGCCCATCTACATAAATGACCACGTCGCGTCCGGAGCTGCAGCGGTCCTCCTCCCCTGCAGCTCTGTTTGTGTCAGCCAAACTCACCGTGGTTGGTTCCCGAAAACTAAATGAAGAAGTCAAATTAGAAAAAAACGGCAGCACCCCGAAGCTAGAAAGGCGCTGCCTAGCAGTTCTGGAGAACGTCACGTTAATCTTTCATCAGCAGCCCGCCTTAGTCAGCGGTGCCCTCTAACCGCGGGCCTAGCGGATGGTTCCAAAGAAAACTGAGCCGGCTGGCGCTGGCGAAGTGAGGGCTGCGTCTCAAAGCGCGATCCATGCGAAGGCGAACAGTGCAATGACAATAAGTAGTATTAAGATACCGGCCAGATCGAGCGAGTGCATATCATAATTCTCTTTGTAGACTCCCTCGGCAGGTGAACACGTCACCGGGCATGAGGTTCCCGCCTTGCCAGCGGCCGGTCGGGTCCTATCCTTCATGGTTCATCATGGAGGAACCACATGGCAGACAATCCAAAGAAGAAAGGCCGCGACAGCGAGCTGGTGTCCGAACAGGAACACGAGGTCGCCTACTTGATGAAAGAGGCGAAGGTGACTCGGCAAAAAGCGCTAGAGGCGATCCGCGAGGCGGGGCCGGACCGAAAGAAGGTCATGGACTATCTTCAGCGGAAGTAACGCCTGCACGATGGCTTATTGCCTGGGCTTTCCTATGAAGATCGTGTTGCCGTCTCGGTTCTCGCACCTCTTACATCGCATTCTCGGCGCCAACTGAAGGATGCTTTGTCTTTTGCCAAAGCGCGCGGCCAGAGCGCGCCGATTTAGTCGATCGATGCGGCCGCAGCTCCGGCACTTGCACAGGACGTCGCACCATTCGGGAAGGTTCGCGAAAGTAATCTCTTCAGGGGCGCCGGCTGGGGCCGCATCACCAGCCGGCTCCTTCGAGAGACAGGCGGCTCTCCCGATGGCATGTCATATGTGAGCTTGCAGCGGTCGCGATATAGATTGCCGCTCTTCGGGCATCCGAGCGCCTTGGAGAATTCGGAGAGCAGCTCGGGCATGCTCCGGTCGCCGACCCGATCGAAGAGCTGCTGGGCGCCGTATTGCCTCTTTACCCCACACTCGCATTTGATCCGGATCTTCGTCCAGGCCAGTAGCTCCGAGAGCCACCATGCTCCGCCTCTAGGCATGCTTCAACTTCCATTCCGACTGATGCTCCGCGCAGAACCACCGCGGCTCCTCTTTCCCGAAGGCAAAGCCTAAGCTGCCCCATTTCTTGCAGCCCGCATGCTCGCACCAGTGCACGTACGCGACCGTTTCCTTGCGTGTGCTCGCCCCGGCTTCATCGCTCATTTCGATTACCCGTCTATTTCCGCCGACATTTGTTCCTAATATGTTCTCTCAGACGAAAGAGTCAATTCGGCTTTTCACGGGCCTGTGCGTTAATGGGCTAATGGCCAGAGCATCGTCGAAAACACCACGCGGCACCTCATCGCCGGACCCGATGCCGGCGCGGGTCGATCCGTGCCTTGCAACGCTCGTCGCTAAGCCGCCGAAAGAGCCGGTCTGGGCCTTTGAGGTGATGTGGGACCGCTATCGGAGACGCTACTGCGAGGTGCCGCCCTTCAGCCGGGCAGAGCACTAATCAACGTTCTGTATTGCGGACCACCTTCCGTGTCTCGGCTTATGAGAGAGACAGTTTCGAAAAGAACTTCGATCACCACGTCATTGAAAGATACAAGCCAAAATCTCGGGTTAAGGGCCTTCCATTCCGAGGTCTCCTCTGCGCCCACAATTTCATTGAAAGCCCATGGACTGACCCGATACCGGCACTCTCCTAGACCGTGGACACTCATGGGCCGTATTCGGAAATCGATGACCTCTCCGAATTTGATCACCACATTGCCGCCTCCCGCACGCACCGAGGCTTCATAGCAAACGAAGAAATCGTGCCCGTCATACAGAACTGCAGGGTTTGATACTGTTCCTAACTCCGGAAAAGCCTCTGGGGGAACTGATACTTGCATGTCTATCGGGCTGCCTGATCGGTGGAAGTCCAGGCACGGTTGACATAGACGGTTACTTTGTCAACAGGACCTAACCCATTTGTGCAGCTATTGCCAAGGTGCCCGCAGCGCTACTGTCATCTGTCGTGGCAAAAAGAACATTCAAGAAGAAGTCTCCCGATCTCCCTCCGCTGGACCCCCTGCCGGCCCGCGTCGATCCCTGCCTTGCAACGCTCGTCGCTAAGCCGCCGAAGGGGCCGGACTGGGCCTACGAGGTGAAATGGGACGGTTACCGGATTGCCGTGCACATAGAGGCCGGCCGGGTCCGGATCCTCACGCGCGGCGGCTACGATTGGACCGGAAAGTTCCCCTCGATCGCAGACGACGCGCGGCGGCTCGCCGTGAAGACAACCATCCTCGATGGCGAAGCCGTCGTGCTCGACGACAAGGGCCGTTCGGACTTCGGGATGCTGCAGCGTGCGCTTGGCCGCTTGCCGTCGCCGTATGAAGCCGGCGCCATCGTCTTCTATGCCTTCGATCTCCTTTATCTCGACGGCCGCGACCTTCGCCGGCTGCCGCTGCGCGAGCGTCGGCGATTGCTCGAGCCGCTGGTCGCCGGCCGGGAAGGGGCCGTCCGCCTTTCTGAAGAGGTGCAGGCTGATGGCGACGAATTCTTCCGCGTCGCCTGCGCGCACGGGTTGGAAGGCATCATCGCAAAGCACATCGAGAAGCCGTATCGGTCTGGCCGCGGCGAGTGGTGGCAGAAGATCACCTGCAAGCGCAGGGATAGCTTCGTGATCGTCGGCTTTGAGCCGTCCACCGTGCCTGGCCACCTGGGCCGGCTTCTGCTCGCCGCTCGCAAGAATGACGACCTGGTCTACGTCGGCGGCTGCGGCACGGGCTGGTCGCACGATCTATCACGCGAGCTGCGCAAGGTCCTCGCATCTATCGTTACGAAAAAACCGGCAGTGAGCCTTCGGCGGAAGAATGCTGCCTTCACCGAGCCGGTCCTTGTCGCCGAGGTCGAGTATCGCGCCTGGACGGACGACGGGAAACTGCGGCACGCCTCCTTCAAGGGCATCAGGCCGAGAGAGGATGATGCGGCGGTTTTTGAGTTGGGTTAGATCGAACATTCGCGAATCGGCGCTGGCTAACCCTTCCGGTAGCCAAAAAAAAGGCCCCCAGGCAATGTCGGGGGCCGTTGGTGTCGCAGCTGGACAGACTGATTTAGGATGCGCGGCGATGCAACGCCCTTTCGATGTCCTTGTCGCTCGCGTGGCTAATCGTGTCGATGAACTCACGATAGCGAGTGCGGCTCTCTCGTATAATCCTGTCTCTGTCGGCCTCTTGACGCTGAGCCGTCGTCGTAGCGGGCGCAGGCTCACCATCTTTGACCGGTCTTGTCGTTGAAGTTTGCCAACTCATTGCACTCTCCCAGGGTTGCTACGAATGCTTGGCTGCCTGACGCAGCGTGAACCGTGAATTGATATCAGGATTGAAGAAATGCTTGCGCTTCACCCAAACCAAGCCCTCATGTTTGGTGATTATTGCCACGTCTACTGGGCCACCGACCGTTGCTGAAGGCTTCGTTACCTTCTCCTTCAACGATTGAAGAGTGATTAAGGTTTCCGCTAATTCGGCCATCTCGTCCACCGGCAGGACACTCAAGACGCTTCGAAGAGGCAATGAGTGCTCTTTCCAAGCTTTGTCAAGCACGGCATGCAAATTCCGAGGCAATCCGCCCCCTGATTCCGAAATGATCTCGCCCCCCAATTCCGAGAAATAGTCGCCCCCTGATTCCGAGATGATGCCGCCCCC